CCCAGATCATCCTGGGGCCCGCGCCCGACGCGGCTTATGGCACCGAGGTGATCGCTACCATCCGGCCCAACCCACTTTCCAGTGGCAATAGCAGCACGTATCTTACTCAGAACCTGCCCGAGCTGTTTTTCGCGGGCGCCATGGTATTCTATACCGGCTATCAGCGTGATTTCGGCGCTCAAGCGGATAATCCACAGTCGGCGCAATCATGGGAATCCCAATTCCAGAATCTGCTCAAGACCGCTGATGTCGACGCACTGCGTGCTAAATTCCAGTCGCAAGGCTGGACGCCGCAGATTCCCAATCCGATCGCAACACCTTCGAGAGTATGAGCGATGAACTTCATATCCCGCGAACAAGTTATCGCAATTGTAAATGAGTGCGGAGATTGCAAAGAGGAGACAATGCAGAGAGTGAAATCTTTATTTTCGTTTCCTGCACCGAATCCAAATTGGCAGCATAGCGATAAAAACATCATGGGCCAGACTGAGGATGAATTTTGGGCAGCGGTTGATAGAGGATAAAAAGTGCCCTTCGCCACCGTCATCCTTCGTCCTGGCGTCAACACGCAGCGTACTTTGGCGGGCAACGAAGCGGGTGTGTCCCAAGCTAATCTCGTTCGCTATAAAGACCAAATCATTCAGAAAATCGGCGGTTGGGACTTATTCTATTCAGGTACATTTGGTTCGACCATCCGCGCCATTCACGCATGGCAGGGCTTGACCGGAACCGGCTATCTCGCAGTCGGCACCACCGGCTCATCTGTTTCCGGCGGAGCCTTAAACGTCATATCCCTTGGATCCAATACCGATCTTTCTCCACAGACGAATACCTCGAACAACCCGCCTAGCTTCTCGGTTGCGGCGGGAAGCTGTATCGTTACCGTGGTGGACGCTAATTCCAGCGCCTCCATTTATGATTCTGTCTATTTCAACACGCCTGTTGCGGTGGCGGGGCTACTCTTTAATGGAGCGTACCCGATCTATGCGGCTCTCGGCAGCAGCAGCTACCAAATACTTTCTACGAACATTTCCACTACGACGGTTTCAAGCGTCGGAACGCTGCCAACTTTCACGACAGTCGCCAATGATGCGAATGTTACCGTCACGCTGCCGAACAACAATTTCACGGCAACGCCGGGACTGTTTCAGCAGTTCATAGCGCCCACAACTGTAACCGGCCTGTTGATCCAAGGCACCTACGCCATCAATTCGGTCATCGATTCCACAACGTTCAAGATTACTGCAGCAAACCAATCGACCGGCGCCGGTACCGCTACGATGAACGGCGGCAACGCTCAGATTGTCTATTACGTGGCACTTGGACCACCTCCGGGTGCCGGCGGCTACGGTCTCGGAGGCTACGGTCTCGGCGGCTACGGTCTTGGCTCGCCAGTGCCTGGTGGTACAGGGACGCCCATAAATGCGACCGACTGGACCTTCGATAATTGGGGAGAAGCAATCCTGGCTTGCCCAACGGGCGGCCCGATCTACGTCTGGTCCCCGCGCTCCGGCTTCACAACAGCTTCCGTCATCCCGACCGCACCGTTTTTCAACGGCGGCATTTTCATCTCGCAGCCACAGCAGATCCTGGTGGCGTGGAAATCCGTGCAGACGACAGGGGTGCAGGACCCCTTGATCGTCAAATGGTCGGACGCCTTGAACTATAACGAGTGGACCATTTCCAACCAAACCGCGGCCGGGGCTTTCCATATCCCGACAGGATCAAAGATCGTCGGGGGCCTTCAGGCGCCATCACAGGGTATCATATGGACCGACGTAGACGTCTGGGCAATGCAATATGTCGGTGGAACGGTAATCTTCAACTTTACACGCATAGGTTCTGGATGCGGGTTGATCGGCATGCACGCTGCCGGGGTTATCGCCGGAACCGTGTATTGGTGCAGCAACAGCTTTCAGTTCTTCCGCCTTGGCCAGAGCGGTGTCGAGCCTATCCCCTGCACGGTCTGGGACTTCATTTTCCAAAACCTGTCGGCCGCCAATGCCACAAAGATCGTCTGTGCGCCGAACTCGGTTTTCAACGAGATCACCTGGTATTTCCCGTCGGCGGCTTCTACGGGTGAGAACGACTCGTATGTGAAGTATAATATCGTCGAAGGCGAGTGGGATACCGGCACCCTGGCGCGTAATGCTTGGGTCGACGTCACCGGACAGGGCACTCCGATTGCTGCCGATACCAGCCTGATCTACCAGCATGAGATCGGCTATGATAATGTCTCGCAGCCGATAAACCCGAACTTCGAGACCGGCTATTGGGCAATTGCCGAAGGCAACGAGATGGCTTTCGTCGACTGGGTACTTCCAGATATGAAGTTCGGGACTTACTCAGGGGCCAAGACTGCCAGTTTGCAGATCACATTCCTGGTTACGGACTACGCAGGCGACACCCCGACAGCCTATGGGCCCTATACCTACACGCAGGCGACGGAGTATATCACGGTGCGGTTTCGAGGGCGGTTCATGGCGATGCGGATCGAGAGCAGCGATACCGGGACATTCTGGCGCATCGGCGCGTTGAAGTACCGCTGGTCGCGGGCGGGGAGGCGCTGATGGGAGCTTCTCTTACCGATCTGCTTTCGGCGATGCAGAATGGTGTCACAGCTATTCAAGGGCTTAGCACCAAGCTCGGAACGACATTTCTTCAGTCGGGTACAGTGGTATCATCCGCTGTCGCCACAACGGGATCCACCATCACTTTCACGTCGTCACAGGCGGCAGGCTTTATCGCCGTGACGACATCCAGTGGGGCAGCCTATTACCTGCCTGTGTATCGATAAAGGTAGTATAGTACGATGGCTAGTCCCACAACCAACAAGGGATACCAATACGCAGCGCACGCTGGAAGTGTTGGCTCTTGGGATACCCAACTCAATGGAAATATCGAGTACCAGGACCTTAACTTGGGCGGCTACTACTCGATCACGGCCAGTTCCTCGATTACAGTCGCTAATACGTTCAACAGTACCTTTGCGACCATCGCCAGCACCGCACAAAGCATCACGATGTCGGCGTCATTGGCACAAAACCTGTTTTATAATATTCTTGGAACGTTGCAGTCTTCGCTCACTATCAATATGCCGGCAGCGGGCTCAATTTATACATTTGGCAATAATCTGACCACTGGCACTTCGTATGCGGTTGTGGCGCAGCCGATCGGCGGCAGCGGGGTAACGCTGACTTCCGGAGGCCAAGAGATTCTCGTCTTTACATCCAGCCAGGCTAACCCGGCACAAAATACTTTCGGCGCGATCACGGCGCAAAGCGTTACGACATCCAGCGGTATCACAGCTACGGGCCCGATTACCCAGAATTCCAGCCAGTATGGAGCCATGGCGAGTGGCGACACCGCATCTCGCCCAGCCGCGACAGCCTCGTATTTTCGTTACAACACCACGCTCGGGCAGCCGGAATGGTCTGATGGCGTCTCATGGTACCCGATCGGCGCGCAGCCCATCGCTGCAGGATTCAAAAACCTACGCATCACTAATGGAGCAACTCCGAATAGCCAGATTTCGCTTGCAGCCGATGCCGTAACGGTTGAGACAACGAGCGGAACCGCATACCGTTTGCTCACTGTCGCGTTCACGATTGATTGCACCATTACAGGCGCTAACGGCTTGGATGCCGGTGGATTAGCGAACAATACGTGGTATTCGGTTTGGGTAATCTATAACCCAACAACGGCCACGACAGCAGGACTTGCATCCACGTCTGCTACTGCACCCGCAATGCCGGCAGGTTATATAGCAAAAGCCCGGTTGGGCTGGTTTCGAACCGACGCATCCGCACATTTTCATCGGCTGCTCCAGCTCGGTAAGCGCGCACAGTATGTGGTTACGGCGGGTAGTCCGACAGTAAAATTGCCGAACATCAATACCGGAGCGGTAGGCACATTTTCAAATACGGCACCTGTGTGGGGTACCGTATTTATAACGAGCGTGGTGCCTACGACAGCAAGCACCATATGGCTGGTTTTGACGGATGCCTATAATAACGCTACGGCAGCTACTGGAATGTACGCTGCTCCTAATAGCGCTTATGCGGGACGTGCTTCAACGAATCCCCCTCCTGTAGGTCTTGGCGATGCTTCTACTAGAACCGACGCCATCGTTCCTGCCGCCATAATGTTGGAAAGTACCGTGCTTTCTATCATAGCAAACCAAGCTGGAGGCGGGTTTCTCTGCCTTGGATGGGAGGACAACATCTGATGCCCCTCATAAAAAGTGGTTCAAAACAAGCCATCTCTACTAACATTCGAGAAATGGTTCGTGCGGGCCATCCGCAGGACCAAGCCGTAGCGGCGGCTATGCGGAATGCGCGCAAATACGGTAAAGGTTTTGCGGAAGGTGGTAGATCGTGGTGGCGCGATGATCGATACGACTATTTTCCAGAATCGGAAAATATTGAAGACAGGCGCCGCGATCCAGCTCCATGGAAGCAGCGATATATTAAAGCGGCGCGAGAATCGGCGTTGCAGAGTCAATTGGCAGGAAGGGATACGCCACGCAAACTTGGGTATTTTGAATCTCACCAAGCCGATAAGGATGCTGAAAGCTTCGCTTCCGGTGGATCCTCTCCCTGGGAAGAACGCGCTTCCGGCCGGGCGCTCTCTCATGAGGGTATGATCAAAAGTCCTGTGCCGGGGCGAACGGATGCTTTGCCTATTACGGTGGGGGGTGGAGCTTATATCTTGCCGGCCGACCACCTTGCCGCCATTGGCCAAGGTAACTCAATTGCGGGCGGTCAGATCGCCAACCAAGTTCTGGGGCTTTCTAAGAAAGGCGGCTTGCGCACCCCGCGTGCCATCATCCATAAGCAAGGTCGGCTCAAGATGCCGAAGATCGCTTCTGGCGGCGCAGCGCCTGACGTCGATATCGTCGCAGCGGGCGGAGAATTCGTAGTTCCACCGGAAGTTGTACGTAGGATCGGTGGCGGCGACATGAAGCGAGGTCATTCCATCCTTGATCATTGGGTACTTTCTACTCGGAAGAAACATATTAGCACGCTCAAGAACTTGAAGCCGCCGAAGGTCTGATGACATCACCCTCCATCGTTCGCATCGCCGGTCCAACCGATTACGCCGAAGTGTGGCGCCTATTCCTGCAAGGACACAAGGAAAACGGGCAGTTCTCTTTAGCACCTCAAAAAGTTGAGTTCTTCGTCCGTCGCGCTTTGTGGCCCGAGCTTATTGATCCAACCGACATCGGCCAGCGCGGGGTGATCGGCGTCATCGGCGATGTCGGAAACCTGGAAGCTCTGGCATTTCTCGTTATCGGCGAGGTGTGGTACACCAACGACAAGCACCTTGGTGATTGCTTTGTCTTCGTGGATCAAGAGCATCGCAAGTCGCGGCACGCCAAGGCGCTGCTCGAATGGATGTGTGGGCAAGCAACCCAAACCAAACTGCCGCTGATGAGCGGGGTAGTCTCGTCGGAACGAACGGAAGCCAAGTGCGCACTCTATCGTCGCATGTTTCCGAAGGTTGGCGAGTTTTTCATGTGGAGCCCGACGGTTCCAAGTACCTGAGAAAGCGTTAGGCCATGGGTTCCTTCTGCTCCAGCCCCACGACGGTTAATCAAACCCAGACATACACTCCCAACCCCTACGCTGCGGGCGCAATTACTGGGTCCTTGAACCAGGCCCAAAACGTCGCGCAGACGCCATTCCACACCCCGGTGGCTCCCGTCGCTGGTTTCTCTCCGGATCAGTACAACGCCTTTCAAGGCGTGCGGAATGCACAGGGACAGGCGCAGCCTTATCTTGATCAAGCTCAAAATTATTTTGCTGGCAATAACGTCAGCCAGTTCCTCAATCCCTTCGCTTCCAACGTCATGGCCGGCTTGAAGGATGTTTTCGGCCAGCAGCAACAGCAGACGACTGGAAACCTCACCCAGCAAGCCGGCGGTGTCGGTGCCGATCGCATCGCGGTGGGACAAGCCGATCTGGCCAAGCAGCAGGGACTCGCAGCCGGTCAGACATTGGCAGGCTTGTATCAACCTGCTCTAGCGGCTTCCCAGAATGCCGGCTTCGGTATCGGGGCGCTCGGGCCCGTCGCCCAGAACGCCGCGCTGCAGGGCTCGCAAGCGATGCTTGGGACCGGTGGATTACAGCAGCAACTAGCCCAAGCGCAGATGAATGCGCCATATCAGAACCAGCTCGCTGCGATCCAGTGGCCCTACCAGAATGCCCAGTTCGGCGCCAACATTACTGGAGCGCTCGCGCCAGGGCTGGGAGGAACAACTGCTGGCGGCACGAAATATCCGCCCGCAAGTCCGTGGGGCACGATCGCCGGGCTCGGGATGGCGGGTGCTGGGGTTTATGGCGTCGGCAATCAGAACGGATGGTGGAGTGGAAGCGGTGGAGGTACGTCGGGAGTCGATCCATCGGGGAATCCGTATGCGTCTGGCGGCGTCGTTGGTTATGCCGATGGCGGCGGCGAAGACAGCGTGGATGACCAAATCCATTCCGCCGAGATCAAGGAATTACAGGATGCTGGGAACCCAGCAGTGGGCGGGATTCACGCGCAACCGATGAGCGGCTCGGCTCCGATCAACGTTGCGGCGCAATCGATGATCCCTAACGGGCAAATTCAAGCCATCCAACCGCACATTCCCCAGCTTTCGTCTCCTCAACAAGGCGGGAGTGGAAGCGGTGGCATCGGTATGGGCGACATCGTCAAAATGGCGACAGCAGTTGCGCCCTTGCTGCTCAACCGTGGCGGCGCAGTATCCAGCTATGCCGAAGGCGGTGTAGCCAAGGGTGACGAGAACAGCGGCAACTCGCCCTATTACGATAAGTTCCTGCGCGCCTTGCGCCACATCCGTGAGTCGATGGATCCGGTACCGCAAACCGGCTCGCTTGGCTCCGACATGCTGGCGGCGCTCCCGTTCGCATCCACGGCCCTGCGTCCAAGCGCTGTGCGCCTGACACCGACCAACCGGCCCGATCCACAATTACAGATGCGCGGACGCTTTACTCGCCTGCAAGACAGCGGCGCCTATATGCAGCATCCAGCCGTCGGCAAAGCCGGCCCCATCTGGGCCGGGCAACTAGCGGCAAACGCGTATCAGCACCATCCGGAAGATAGCGCGCCTGAAGTGCGACATGATGACACACCCGAAGTTTCCAACCCATTCGCCGATCGCTTTGGTGAGATGGCGCCTGCTTCCGAGCCGGGACCGCGACAAGATCCGCTATTCGCACAAAGCGCCATGCACGATATGCCTCCTTCACGTGAGGAAGCGGTATCGAGCCATGTCCCTATTCCGCGCTCCAACCCGTTTGTGGGACCGGCGCTGCAGCACGAAGCAAGGAAGCGCGCGGCTCTAGCCCCAATAGAAGAATTCCGCGCGCCGCCTTATCGGGCTTCGCACATGGCGGACGGAGGTGTTCCGGATGAGGCTCCGGCATGGCCCTTTCTGGAGGGAATAGGACACGACACGCCCGATTTGGCGCCGTCGGTGCCGGAGTATGCGCGTCGCGGCCCACTACGTAGCATGGCTGCCGGCCGCCCCGTCGCGGATTGGCGCCAGCGCGATCCAGAAGCGGCTGCACAGGAAACCGGAGAGAAATGGCGAGATATCTATAACGATCCAGCAGGATCGGTAGAGGGCTTGGGGCTTACTGGGCAGATTATCGGTTCGGCAATCCGCAACGCTTCTCCGAATGCCGCACAAGCGGAGCCTGCAGGTGGCAAGAAAACTCAGCCAAAACAGTCAGCAAATATACAGCCTGACCCCGAACTCCTAAAAGAACAAAAGGCGCTTGCCGCAGAAGGATTTTATGAAGGCGTGCCCGATGGGCTACCCGGCGTTAAAACGCAAAATGCACGCAAGGCATATCGTGAAGCACAAGAAAGGTTGCGGCAGCAAGAACTTGACAAGCTAAAGCTCGGCGCCACCACACAAACAGAAACAAATAAAACGCTGGAATTGAAAAACCAGCAAACTTTGCTTGAACAGCAAGGGCAAGAAAACGAGAGAAAAGAACAAGAGCGAAAAGAAGGCTTGGAACGGCTGCGTGAAGCAGAAAAGAATCTGCCATTTCGCGATCGAATGATGCGCGATTACGGACACCAGATAGGTGGTCTTGGTGGAACTATGGCTGGCGCTATTATGCGCTATACAGCAAAAAAAGGAGGCGACTTATTTGCCGCGCGGCAGGCTGCACAAGCGGAAAAAATTCTTGGTAATCCTACAGGCCCTGTGACTGCGGAAAATCTCGCCGAGCGTATCGGTAAAACTAATGATTGGTGGCGTAAAGGCGGCGGCAAAGAGCCGTTTGTCTCAACCCCGTTCAAAAATCCTGGCGCTGCCGTGAATGTTGATAAGAACGGTGTGCCGATTGGTACGCCGATCGGGCAACTATTCCAGCATGGCAAGATCGCACCGAAAGTCGTTGACACTGGCGCTCTTGGAACCATCGGAGCCACGGGTTACCTTAATGATGATTACGACGCTGCAAGAGAAAGATTTAATAAAGCCAAACTTGATGTCGATGAAAAACCATCTGATGTAAATATTGAAGCGTATCTTACTGCAAGACGCCACCTGGATAACGCAGAAGCAAAAAGATACGCAGTCGGCAGCGCAGCTGGTTCATATGTTGGATCTAGCATCTATAAGCCTCGAAGGCCAATTATACCTCCCACCGATGTGGCGGATAAAACAAAGCTGGAGATTGAAAGATTCCTGCGTGAGGGTGAGAGCGCTGCGCAACGAGCGGCAAAAGCAGCGGCTACGCGCCAAGCTCGAAAAATGGCGGAAGCTGCTAAAGTCGAATCGGGTGCGGCAGCTAATGAGACCGCGACGGCGCTGCCGTCTAACCCGCTGCGCAAATTTGATAACCAAGGCAATCTTATCAAAAGTAGATCCAAGCCCGCATCAAAGCAAACGCGCAAAAAGAAAGTGGAAACTCCTCCGATTGAGGAAACGCCTATTTCTGAATCGCCAACCATGCAGGCATCCGGCGGTCGCGTTAATCCTTACGCTGGCAAGTTCGAAGCTGCCGGAGCAGTTCCCTTTCTTGACTATGCACGGCCTTCTTATGGTGCATCATTTCAATCTGCTGAAGCGCCGGGCATTGCGAAAGAAAACACCTGGCTTGATGATACGCTCGAAGGCATTCGTAGCAGCACGCCTCCTGGAGGCATTCCCATCGGCTATAAGTTTCCAACGCTGGGCAATGGCAAATCGCCTGTAGCGCCACAAGATGGCGTGTCGCCGATCGCCAGCAGCACGCGTCTGGATGATGAAGGTGATTCATCCAATGACGGCGAACATCCATCCTATCTTCGGGCGGATCAAGGAAGCACCAACGGGGCAAATCCTTATGCCGCCAGCATGCCGAAGCGAGGGAAAGATCTGATCGACAATCCGTGGATGGCCTTGGTCCAAGCCGGCCTTGGAACCATGGCGGCTGCGGGGACGCGTGACGCACGCGGTTTACCAACAAGCCCAATGGCTGCCATCGGCCAAGGCGGTATGAAGGGGATGGAGGCGCTCAGGGAGCAGCAGGCAGCCGGGATCAAGCAGCAGTCGATCGAACAGGCGGCTAAGCGGCTTGATCAGCAGGCTCAGTTTCATCAGGATCAGTTTAAGGCGAATGAGGCTTACCGGCAGCAGCGATTGAAAAATGAGGATCGTAGAAATGCGGAGTTAGAAAACTATCGCGCTGCTGTGCTTGCTGGAAAAACGCCTGCAAGCGGAAAGCCGCTTCCATCACCGATCCAGAAGGACCTTGGCGAGAAAGCACAAACCTTCCAGACGCTCGATTCACTCTCCACCGGCTTCAAGCCTGAATACTCAGGATGGGGTTCATCTGGAGTGGGCGATGCTGCCAACTGGGCTGCTCGGCAACTAGGTATGGGCAATAAAGATGCTGCCGACTGGTGGCAACAGTATCAAGCGTATCGCAATACGGTACGTCACAAGCTGTTTGGTTCAGCGCTGACTCAAACAGAAGCGGCTGAGTGGGAAAAGCAGGACATTAATCCTGGCACACAGCCGGATGTGATCCAAGGCAATCTAAAGCGACAAACGAAGATCATCGAAAGCGCCATGGAGCGTCGCGCAAAGTCGCTGACTGCGCAGGGTTACTCGAAGGAAGCAATTGAAGCCGAACTTGGGCGTCCTCTTGGAGGCTCGACAGAACCGAAAGTAGGCGAGCGCAAGCAGTTCAAACAAGGTTGGGGTGTTTGGAACGGTAAAGAGTGGGAAGCTGCAAAGGACTAGGTTATGGCCGAACTCGAAGATGCTCCATGGTTAACCAAGAGCGAACTTCCGGATGCTCCATGGGCGACTAGTGCTACGCCACCTCCAGCTAAGGAAGAACCCGCAGCGCCTAAAAACTATTCTTGGTCCGACGTGCCTGGCGCTGCGCTCTCAAATTCCGGCCACAGCCTTGTCGAGTTCGGCAAAAGCATGGTGCAACCGGTTATCCATCCGATCGACACCGCCACGAACTTGAAGAATCTCGGCTTGGGCGTACTTGAGAAAGCTGGCAGCTATACCGGACTGACCAATCCAGGCGAACATGAGAAGTATGCCGAAGCCGTTGGGCACCATTTCAAGGAGCGCTATGGTGGCTGGGATAATGTCAAGCGCAGCATGGCCGAAGATCCCGTCGGCGTGCTGGCGGATTTGTCGCTTGCCCTGACGGGGGCTGGAGCAGGCGTGCGAGCTGGAGCTAAGGGCGCAGAGCTTGCCGGTGCGGCCAAGACTGCCGACGTCGCGGGCACCATTGGACGTGGGTTGCAGACGGCAGGCTCTTATACCGATCCGATCAACCTTGCCGGCAAAACTGTTGCGGCGCCTTTTAAGCTCGGGCCTGAACAAAAGATGCTGGAACAAGCCGGTGTGCAGATGACGCCCGGCCAGATGATGATCGGACCCAAAGGAGTGTTCAAGAAGCTGGAAGACGCAGCGAGCAGTATCCCCGTGCTCGGCTCTTTCATGAAATCGGGGCAAGAGCGTTCTATCAAGAGCTTTAATACTGCGGTCGGCAATCAGGCGCTTGAACCGATCGGGCAAACGGTTGCGAAGGGTGCAGCAGGGCACGAGGTTATTAAAGACGTCGGAACCAAGCTTGGTGCTGCTTATGATAGTTTGCTGCCGCAGATAAAATTTGTCCCTGACGCTGGTTTTCACACCGATTGGCGAAATATTCTAGCTACTAAAGTTGCCACGTTGCCGCCAGCGCTGGCGCAACAGTTTCATACGATCATAAATCAGCATCTTGGACCGCCCGCTCCAATGGCCGGCCCGATGCTGAAGAAAGTGGAAAGCGAACTCGGCTACTACGCTAAAAACTATAGTGCGTCACCTAATCCAGCACAGCGCCAATTAGGACAAGCCGTCGGCAATGTTGTTACTGCTTTGCGTACGAATTTGGAGCGAGTAAATCCCGCGCATAGCGCAGAGTTGCAAGCCATCAATAACGGCTGGGCCATGTATGCGCGAATGCGCGATGCGGCCAGCAGACGCGCTACAAGTGCCGGCATATTTACTCCTAGCGATCTTCTGCAGGCTGTTAAAAATGGGGATAAAACTGTAGGGCACGGCGCATTTGCCCGCGGGGACGCTCTCATGCAAACTTTCGGAGAAGCTGCCCAGAAAGTACTTCCCAGCACGTTACCCACCAGTGGAACGTCAGAGCGTATTGCGGCGATGGGTCTATTTGGTGGAAGCGCGATGGGGGCGGCATGGCTCCATAATCCAGCATTAGCGGCGGGAATTATTGGCGGTGCAGTTCCTTATACAAGAGTGGGGATGTACGCGCTGAACAAGCCTGCAAGAGCGCTGGTGCGTAATTCGACACCTTGGCGCGCGGGGGCCAATGCTGCCTACCGTGCCGGCCAAAACAACCAAGTGAACCCCTACGCCCCCTGATAGGCAACACGAAAAAAGTGTGGTACGGAAGTAGATGAACCAAGGGGGTTACATGCTTCGTATCACGCTGTTCACGCTACTTGTCTGTATAATCGGAGTTGCCGCCTACGGGCAAGAACATGAACACGGGATAAACGGGCTCCCGACGTGGTACGATCCGGCTTGCTGCTCACAAAAAGACTGCAAGCCTGTGAATGACGTGGATATCGAGTTTATCACCGATCCCCAGTGGGGTTATGGGGCGCGCTACAAGCCAACCGGCAACGTCTTCTACAAATATCAGTTCAAGCAATCCCAGGACGAGCGGTACCACGTGTGCATCAACCCGGCGGCGGACGGGAATAATGGAGCTTTGTGCTTCTACGACAGAACGGGGGCGTAAACATGAGAGAGAAGCTTTGGATCCTGGCAGCCTGCACGCTGCTGGGAGTGTTTACCGGTATGGTCATCCATTCCACCAACAAGCATAAGCCCAAACCGGTTCCGATCGTTCAGAAAGAAGACAAGGCCGAAGTCTATAGCCGCGTGGAACCACAGCGGGATCCGATCCGCGTCACCAAGACGGCGGACGAATATCTCTGTGACGTCTACAAGCGCACGCCGGAAAAGCGGGATGCTTCAGGCGACTTCACCTGGAAGGACCAGGCTGCCGCCCGCCGGCTCGGGATGGATGTCTGCACTTACGCGATTGGCGGTATGTCGCCGGAGCTGAAGGAGCGCTTGGTCACGTTCGGACAGGCTGCCGACGAGAAGGGGATTGAGTGGTCCATGCTGGCCGGCTTTCGCGACGATTACCGACAATCGATTGCCAGCGGGCTCAAAGCACGTACTGGCAATAGCGTTCACGGCAACTCGCGCGCCACCAAGGGATATGGACATGGCCGCGCTGTGGATATCGTGCCGGTCAAGGGCTCGGCGCACTCGCTGTTCTCCTTCCTCGACATCTTCGGGCCCAAGATCGGGCTGGTGCGCCCCTACAAGGGCTTCGATCCGAACCATGTCCAACTGGCGTCTTATCCGAGATATGAGGCGCCTGAGCGTACGAAAGTTGCGAAAGTAAAGCATAAAGTGCGGTATGCTAAGAAGGTGAAACATCGTACGCGCGTGGCCGTATCTGAATATCGAGACGATCGGGCATGGAGTACACGCAGAGCGCCTTCGAACCGAAGGGACCAGCCGTGAAGAACTTCGACGTTTGCATCGGGCCGTTGCTTGAGCACGAAGGTGGCAACGATGATGATCCGCAGGATCCAGGTGGGCGTACCTCGCGCGGGATCACGCAGCGGGAATGGGACGTCTGGCGTCGATCCAGGCTCGGGCTTCCCTCTGACGTGTGGAACGCCCCACAAACCGAAGTTCTGAAAATCTATAAGCAGAATTATTGGGACAAGATGCGCTGCGATGATCTCCCTGCGGGCGTCGACTATGCGGTTTTCGACTATGGGGTCAACTCAGGCGTGGGACGAGCCGCCAAGGTTCTGCAGGGGCTTGTCGGTGTCGAACAGGATGGCGAGATCGGGCCCCAGACGATCGCGGCAGCATCGACTTCGCCTCCTGTGGGTACGGTCAACTCCATCTCGGTGGAGCGGTTGAACTTCCTTCGAGGACTGAGCACTTGGCCCCGGTTTGGCCGCGGCTGGACCACCAGGGTGAACGACGTCAAGGCGCTGGCGCTCAAGATGGCGGCTGGCAGCGTGGGGAAAGCTGCGCCTCCTCCGGTTCTATCCGATAGTTGGCTTTCCCGGCTGATAAAAGCCCTCTTTGGGGGTTCGAAGCCCGTTTCACCCCCTGCTCCGCAACCGGATGCGCCTGCTGCGAAAACGCCACCATGGATGGCGTGGGCCGCCAAGGAGGTGGGTTTCCATGAGACCGGAGAAAACCGTGACATCACGCGCTATACCGTCCCGGCCAAGTGCGGATCGGAGGGGGATCCGTGGTGCGCCATATTTGTTAATGCTGCTCTTGAGTCCACTGGCGTTGCTGGATCTCGCTCTGCCATGGCTCGATCTTTTGAACATCATCCCGGATTTGTGAAGCTGGACGGTCCTGCTTACGGCGCCATCACGACGATGTGGCGCGGCTCGCCCAGTTCAGGAACCGGCCATTGCTTCTTCTACGTTGGGCATCTCGACGATAGCCACGTGCTCGCTCTTGGCGGCAACCAATCGGACCAAGTTTGCCGGCAGGCCGAGCCGCTAAATCGCATGGTAGGATTTTATTGGCCGAAAGGCGTAGGGCTGCCCAAGATCGGGCGAATCGATGTAAGGGCCGATGCAGGCGAAGGAACCGAAACATGAGCATGCCATCTTCTCCTACCCCGTCACGCTGGCAGAACGCTTGGGACATAGCCGTACGCGACATTGGGACGATCCCGGCAGTCGTAAGCCTGCTTGCCGCACATCCCAAGACCTTCGGTGCCACGCTTATCGTCGGAGGAATTCTGGGCTTCTGGCTTGGACGCGTGGTGTGATTCTCTTTGTCACCATCGCCATCCTGGCGCTTCTGATCGCCGCCTATGCGGCCGGCGGCCGGAAGTGGCTGAAGACCAAGCCGTGGATGGCAGGCTTCTTCGCCAAGATCGAGCCGATGGAAATCCTGCTATGGCGTAAGTCCGAGTCGATCCTCTGGGCACGCTTTCTGCAGGGATTGGGGCTTCTCCTAACCGCCCTCACGGCTCTCGGCACGTTCGATCTATCCCCGCTATTCCCCCTGCTCCCAGACAAATACCGCTGGGTGCAACCGATGCTACCGCTCATCATCTCCGCGGCCGGCGCCATGAATGAGGCGCTTCGCCGCTCGACATCCAAGCCGCTGGAGCTGGTTGAAGTACCTGACGCTGCGCCTCCACGTGTGGCGGCCGCGGTCGCTACGGCAGAAGCGACTAAAGAAATAGCCGTAGCCGCTGTTAAAGCAGAGGAAAAACCGTGATCAAGGAGCTTCTCGACTCGGTTCAGCAGCGGATTGTCGATGCTTTCTCAGGGCTCTCCGAGTTCGTCTACTTGGCAGAATGGTACCTGCTCGGCTTCGTGATCCTCGCCATAGCCTTGGTCGTAGGCTACTTCTTCAACTTCTCCTGGGTTCGCTCTTTTCTCGGGTTCATCGTGCTGGCATTCGGGGCTTTCTTAGCCGGGCTTCAAGTAATGGCTAACCACGCCAAGAAGGATAACGAGAGTTATCGACAGAAAATCAAGGAACTCCAAGCCGAGCAGCGTGAAAAAAATACAAACCACAGTTGGTTTTCGTGATATTAGGAGGGAGGGCTCCTTGTGCGGCCCCCGAAGAAGGTTGGAAATACGAGGCTGGCAATGTCTGCTCCTAAAAATGGGAACGGAAACGGAAATACTACGATTTATATAAGCATTGCGGCGGGAATCATTGTAGCATTGCTTCAGGCTTTCTGGGGAGTGGCATGGTCGGGCGTCAATGCCAACATAGACCGCCTGGAAAAACAGATCATTGCCCGCACTCGCGAACTGGAAGCCATACGCATACGGGAACACGAAAGGATCGAGAACCAACTATCGGCTCGATTGGCGTTGGTCGAAAAGGATTTTCTCAGGCTGCAGGAGCACCGGGAGTTCACCGTCAGGCTGGATTCGCAGATTTCCAAGATGGAGGCGCGAATCGGGCTTGCGGCAACACATGAGGAAGTGGATACGCGGCTGGGAATAAATTCTACATCCATCATCCAGGTGCGAAATGAGATCGGAGAACTGAAAAGAGACCTGGGGCAAACATACCCTCTCAAGGAAGTGCTTGGAAATCTCACTTCTCGTATTGATCGTATGGAGCAATGGAGTCGTGCCCCGCCGCCGCACCAAGCGCCAGCAAAATAGTGTATCGCTCAAAGAACACTTGCAGGCTATTACGGATGCCAACGACAGGCGCTATTCTGAAGTCAATGTCGAGCGCGAAAAAGCCCTGAAGATCAAGGAGCGCGCGGATGAAGTGGCGTTGGGACTGGCGCGTGAGATCCAGACCTACAAGGACGAAAAAGCTAACGAATTGCGTGAACAAATCAACAGTGAACGTGGTATATACGCTACCAGGAACGAGCTGCAGGCAGCCGTACGTGAAATTTTAGCCGGCAGCGCGAGGAAATCGGAAACATCGACAGCATTCATATTCTCGATGATAGCCGCCGGTGCCGCTATTGCGGCAATTGTTGGTGTCGTGGTCACAGTTCTTACTAGAACCGGGCAATAGCCCCTAGGAGCCTCAAATGGTTGCTCTTGCAGTTTCGATATTATGGCTTCTGATCGGCGTCATCGTTCTCCTGGGTGTCGTCTGGCTCGCCCTCTACGTGGTCAAGCTTTTCGTCCCGATTCCCGACAAGATCGAGTTGGCCATATGGTGCATCGTTCTTATCCTCTGCCTTATTGGCGCGCTTACGCTGCTTTCCGGCGGTGGAGGTAGCTTGCACGTGCCTTCATTGACGCGATAGCGCTATTTCTGTTTGGATGGCACGCCTTCGGGTTTGTTATTCACGCCTGACGCACTTTGCTCATGAGCGTCGGCCCATCCGCCCGCAATGCCAGCCTTTCCCGCTGGCAATGTGGCGCAGTACGCCTCCCACTTTCCGATGCTGCCGAGATATTCATCGCGGCTGTTTAAGCAGAATTGAAGGTGTGCGCACTCATTGCGTAGCCGCTCGATCTCCTGAATAGCTGCGATTATCGTCTGGTCATTCGGAAAGACGATAACGCGGCCATTCAGCATCAACTTCAGTTGGTCGACGATATCCATAATCAGCGCCGCGCTTCCAAATATTCAATCCGTTTAGCTGGCGACATCTGCGGAACCGGAAGCCCGCGCTTCTTCTTGAGCATGTCTTCAAGCTTGGCAAGTGCCACCTCGATCGCGTGCCGATCCAAAGGAGGCCCTCCGACGGATCCCCCTTTGGTCCAGCCGCGGACAGTCGGATGCGGACGCTCAAACCAGCGCGCGAGATCGGCAACTGTCAGGTTGCCGTCCCGCATGATGGCGTCAAGGCGCTGCTTTATTTTCATTTTTATCTCCGCGCACGGATTCGGCGTATTCGAGCGCCTTTTTATAGTTCCACTCGCCGTTAGCCACTTTCAAGCGCGCATCGTGAAACAAACAGTGGAGTGGGTGATCCCCTGGAGGCCACAAACGTTCATTGTGAAAATCGAAATGAGGAATCCAGTTTTTCATTTTCTGGCTTCCTCCATCGCGGCAAGCACCTTTTTAGTGACCCAGCCGGAACCGCAGCACCAGTCGCAATGGCCGTTGGCGTCCTTGCCGTCTTCAGGACAGGGACATTTCACGACGAAAGTGGTGCAGCAGCCAACGGCAAACTCACCACCTTGCATGTTTTTCTCAGTAAGCTTCTGCCTCCATGCGCGTTGCGCCAAGTGCATCAGGTTGCCATACCCGATGCGCTCTCCAATCCATCGGACGTCGTCGATTTCAGCCATCAGCGATTCCCCGGAAAGAACTGCGCAAGCGTCGCCGTCAGCGCTGGATCCGGAGCCACACCAGGCTGGATACCGAACGTAGGTTGAGGGCTGGCGGGCGGTGCTGGATTGGCCATGGCCGGAGGTGGGTTGACGGGGAATGGCGCCTGCAGCGGTAGGTTCTGCTGCGTTGGAGCCGGTGCTGGGTTCGCGGCGTTACGCCGTCGGCGGCCGGGGGCTGGAGCCGATTCAGTAGGAGACACAGTTGCAGCCGTAGTTTGGATCGATTGGGGAACCGCACCCTCCACAGAAGGGGACTGCCCAACCGGTATATTCAGTGGGGCAGCCGGCACGAACGTCGTCTGCTGCCCCTGCGTAGGGCCCAGCAAAGCCTGCTGCGCGGCCGGCGCCGCGATCTGAGCCACAGCCTGGTCGCGCCCTACGATCGCATCCGTAGCCTTGGCGGCGAGGGCCTGGGAGGCCGCCATAGCCGTCTGCTCGCTGATGTAAGACACCGCGGCAAACTTGATCGTGTTCGGCTCATCCGGATCGAACTCGAAGCGCGTCACGACATCCGAAATGTCGGTTGGCCCTTTCTTGAAAAGCTCAGTGTAGGCTTTCCACTTCTTGAACGAGCCGGGAGTGATCTTATACCGGAAGACAGTATCCACTTCAGCCTGTGGAACCATCAAGGCCAGCCACTTCTCGTCCCGGCATGCCTTGATCGAGGCGCCGGATTTCTCCGACGTGGCTGAACCACGTTCGTTCCACTTGCATTCCGCACAAGTGCGGGCCTGCTTCTGAGCCGAGTCGTTGCTCGGCACGTCGCCGTTGGCGCTGAAACATACTGGTGCGTCGGTAGAGTCCGGATTGTACTTCTTGCCGCCATAATAAAGCTTGGAGACCGCAGCGTTGAGGTCGACGACGCAGGCGTCAAGGAAGGGCTGCTGGTACTCGCGCCCATCCTGGGCTTTGAACGTCAACCGTTTGGGGTTTCCGGCTGCGTCGATAAGGGTAAACACGCCGCCCTCAGTCGAGATGTGCGCCGGGAGAGATGTCCCGAGCCCGGCGGTGGCGTCGTCGACAAGCCGTCGAGTGCCTCGATTTTGGAGGTAGGTTGGTAAAGCGGGTTGGTTCATGTAGACTCCTTTGGAAGTTCACGTTTTTCTTTGGCCGTAAGATAGCAATTTGCAATATAAATTTCGCGGCTTAATTCTTCATATTCGCGTTTGCTCATAGTATGCGTTTTGCAGCGATAATGTAGCTTGTTGTTTGATCGTTTTACCTTGCGGTTCATAATCGCTAAAAACGCGGCATCCATTTCTAGCTCCTGTTTTCACATTCGGGGCAAACGTGCTCCCATTCATTGTTAACTTTCTTCGATCTCCATCCCTCGCGCTTGGCCAAATTCCAAGCCGCAACCCAATCATGGAAGTTGGTATCGAATAATTCGCCGCAAGTATCGCACTCGAAGCTGATATCGCCGTGGTTGCGATGGATCATTTTGGATTTCTCTTACGATCGTATTTGTGGTTACACTTTCTTTGGTATGCGTTTTCACAAATACGACACCTCCTATGGCCTTTCTTACTTAAAATCAGGTTTGCTCCTTCAAGCAAATGTCCGTGCTGGCAGTGTGTTTGTCGCATCCTATGCCCGACCATCCATCACCACGTCGTAGATTTTCACGCCGCGTAACAGGCTCCAAATGATCAGGATTTACGCACGATCTATTACGACAAAGATGATCTAAGTCTAGCCTTAGCGCTATTTCTCCACGCAAAAAGATGTAAACAATTCTATGTGCTTGGATAGCTTTTCCTTTCCAAGACGATTTTCCATAACCAGTCCAATAGTGTGCTGCATCCCATAACCAGCAGCCTGACATTGGTTCTGGAAAAATGTGTCGCTCTATGTAGGCAGGAAGCATTATGCACGCCTCACATTAACTCGCGTAAAGTGTGATACTTCAACGCCAGTTGGCGGATGCCCCTCATGCGATTCCATCCAAGACTTGACGGCATCTTTCTGGGCAGAAATTATAAGCATATCCCCGCCGATTTCTGCCCAATTATCGAGGCATAAATCGAGAAGCTTGTCGCGATCGGTAATTTTTACATTCATGAGCACGGATTTATACGCCGTTCCATGCTCCGTCGGCGACGCATCTTGGCCACGCTCGTTGAAGCGCTTGAGAAACTCGCCCTCGATCGCATCCATCTCACCCTTATGGGGTTCGAGATAGGCGTCAAAGCGCTTCTTCTCCCCTTCGATCCACGCCTTCAAAGCCAGATAGCGCGCCACCATATTCTCATCAGTATCGGCGATGATTGCCGGCGGTTGGGGCTGGGCAGCTTCAGCAGGGACTTCGGCTTCTGCTTTTTTGCGGGGCATGAATATCTCACTGTTGGGGTGCCGGTTGTTTGGCTAAGCCGATAAGTGCGTCAATCATGCCTGGTGTAACCACGATCGGCGGGCCTTTTTCGCTAAGCCCCTTGCCGAGACCTTCCTGCACTTTCAGGTTAGCAAGAGCTTGCAGGACGACAAGAGCAGGACCAAGCTTGGTTGCCGCATACGCGTCGTTAACGGCTTTTTGGACATCCTTGTCGAATTCGAAAGTGTCACCCCAGCCGATAAAATCAAGGGTCACGCCGACTGAACTGAAATACTCACGTGCTTTTGCTTCAACGGCTTCCATGATCTTGTTGGTATCTTCATTGGCCTGATCGAAGGTACGTGATGCAATCTCGGAACAAACGAGCGTCTGCACTTTCTTGCGACCTACATCATCCATGACTTCACGTACGGAACGGCCATAATAAACTGATGTAAAGATGACCTCACCAGATGTCCGCTCGCCCTTCGGTGGGGTCACGCCAAATCGATAGAGAAACTTAGCTGCGTCGCGTTCAGCTACAGATGCGCCAATCGAAACGCCTGCAACAATGTTCAGTCCTTCTTTGCTCTGACAGGGGAAGCCTTCCTTGGTATGCGACGTACCGCGGTCAGCGGCATCAACCCACTCACGCGAATAAGGGGTACGGTCAAGAATGATCAGGCGCCCGGTTGGAACGTAGTAATCCCATGCGAGATAGCCGCCGGAATTCGTCAGCTTCTGGTGGGGGATAAGAAAGCGCTTTACTGCGAGCTTGTTCTGGTTGAGGTAGGCTTCACTTTCGAGCTGAGCCTGGCTATCCTTGTTCGCGCCAACATCAGGGATCCAGAACGCTGATTCGTTCGGCATAATGGTATAGGCTTCAGTGCGTTCCGTCTTCTCGAAGAACGCATATGAATGCTGGTTCGCTGCGAGCAGCAAGACCAAAATCAGCGCTACCAGCGTTTTAACCCAGCGCTTTATCGGCCCAAACCAGATAGCGACAACAGCTAGCAAAAACGAAAAAAGCAGCACGATCCCACCTCCTGACATAAGAGAAAAAGTATAGGACGTTACTAGAAACGCCCCATCATCATTGGCAAATTGCTGCCCGGCGGCTTTGCCGGTCACAAGTGCGGCGATCGGACCGAAAGCCGCAGCAAGTACCAGATAGATTGCCAAAATCAAGCCTGTTGCGATGATTCTTCCAAACATTAGAATTCATCCTCCTTGATCAAATCTAAGAGAAAATTCTGGTTGAGCGTGTTTGTTTCAAGCGTCTGGAAAATGCCTGCTTCCAGTTTATTAGAGACGAGTTGCACCACTGTTACAGGGTACTTTTGCCCTGGCCGATGTGCCCTTTTATTGGCCTGCAAATATAGCTCGGTCTTGTCGCAAGGTCCGTACCAGATAACGGCCGTAGCCATCCAAAGGTTGAGCCCATGTGCCATCGTGCCGGGATCAGCAATGAGAACTCTCGGCTCGGGTTCTTGCTGGAAAGCTTGAAATATCCGGGCTCGATCCTTCTGACTGGTATTTCCATTCACGATCTCGCAGGTTGTCGTCCCTTTAAGCTCCTTATACAACATCTCCACCACACTTGTCAAGGGCGCAAAGATCAATATTTTTCCTGGTGCCTGCTCCATTACATTCTTGAGTTCGGCCACGCGCGGGGAGGCGTCGATCAGATGGACTTTGTGGTTACCGTCATAGATGGCGCCAAGGGCGATCTGGATAAATTTGGTGCGCGCCGCCGCGGCGTTGATCGCCGTGATGGCCTTGCCCGACTTGGCAACCACGATCATGTCGCGCTTGAGATCGGCCATGTGCTTCTTCTGCTCGGGTGTCAGCTCCACATGCCGCTGCTCGGTGGTCATCTCGGGACCATCCCAAATGTCCTTTATGTCGAAGCGGATGGAGGGATGAAGCAATTGGCGGGCTTTCTCGTAGCCGTCGGGGCGTGGATCCCACCCCCAAGTCGAGAACGGCTTCTTGACCATGGTTTCCATTTGGAAGGCGGTGAACGACTTGCCTTGCGCGTTATTCACCATCTTCGCCAAGCCATAGGCGTCGGTAGGCTCGTTGGGGGTAGGGGTGCCCGTCATGAGCCATAGATAATCGCGCCAGCCGATGATCAGTCGCGCCAAGCGGTGGCGCTTGGTCTGCGCGTCCTTATAGGCGGACGCTTCGTCGGCAATCACAAGCTTGATATCCTTGCGATCGGCCAGCGCCTTGGAGAAGCCGTCCAGTTCGATCTTCTTGCGGGTATGCGCACCCACCCCGATGCCGTCGTAATTGCAGAGATAGAAGTCCGCCGGCTTTTTGAGCAGTTCCAGCCGCTTCTGAGCGGATCCATGCAGGATCACGGCGGTGCGCTTGCCCAGAAAATGCTCGAAGATGCCGTTGCTCCACTGCTGGAGGATGGAAAGCGGGCAGACAATGAGGGCGCGGAATTCACCGGGCCGGTGCCATTTCATAAGATTGTCAGCCGCCCACATTGCAGCAAGGCTTTTTCCCCCGCCCATGTCGGTCAGGCAAAAGCAGCGTGGGTGCAGGATCAGAAAGTTGGTTGTGATCTTCTGCGACTCATAGGGATGCGGCACCGTTCTGGTATTGCGCGGCCAATCGTAGTTGGTATCATCTATTACCGGCGTCACCGGAAAATTATAGTGGCGCAAAACCTGCAGGTTATGCAGGTTCCTAGGGACCGCAACATATTGCCCGTTGATCTCCTGCGCCTCTGGGATCGTTTGCGTGATCAACGCGTGGCGGGGGTAGATCAAGGTGTTGGATTGGGGGTCATGGTAGAAAGCGCTCATGCAATCCACTGCTTTATTAATTGGATAGCTCTCTCAGCGGTTCCCCAACAAGCGAAACCGCCCGCAAGTTCTACCTCATCTATTCGCTTTACCTGGAGCTTAGTCGGCTGTTTACCTTCCCGCTTTACTTCAACTGAAAAAAAGCGCCCACGGTAGCATCCCACAATATCCGCCACGCCGGATTTGCCGAACCCCATCGTGGTCGGCTTGAAGTACCAAGCTCCGATCGAGTCGAGGTAGGCGCAGATTTCTTTTTTCTCATATGATTCGGGGGTTTTCATTTCGGCCTCACTACTCTGCCGCCAACGCTATTGGATCGGCATCGCCACATTCAACGCAAATTGATGCCTCTTTTGCAGATTTTTTACGAGGCTGATTCCATCCCCAGCCCCATTTACAGCGAGTAGGATGTTTGTTTTTTATTTCATTTTCTAGAGAGTGAAAACGTTCTGCGATTCCTGGATAATGCAGGCTCATAATTTCAGCTTCGCCCTGTCTGGCGAATGCCCCACATAGGCAATCTCCGCTTACAGTTAGTGTATCATAAGCCGGCGCTCGTGTGAATCCGCATTCCCAAAAAAACTCCCAAGTTTGTTCTGTTGACCAGTTATATATTGGGGTTAAAATCGGCACGTTTTCCCAAACACTCACGGGCTTGGTGTTAATCAGCCGTCTATTGCTTTCATTAAGCCGCGTACCCGAAGCCAACACACCGCGTGGGTGGGCTTTTTTGAATTTTCGCACTCCACGGCCCTTGAGATAGTTCATAAAAATTCCATGCTTGCCGGGACCGGGGAAGCCATATTTTATAACCAGATCGTCGTAACTCGAATCGGTCGCATAAAATTCTAACGGCCATCCACGATCCGCGCAAGTCTTGATGACGAAGGCTTTCCAATCTGGAGTGCTGACTCCTGTTTCAAACGACACGCACGCAACTAATTTTCCAGCACGTGATAAAACTTCAGCGGCAGAAAGGCTATCTTTGCCGCCACTTACCAAAGCGTAACATTCTGGATAGAATAGTTTTGCGTTCATCATTTCCTCGCTACAAACCTGTGCTGACAATCTTCCACGGAACAATATCCACAGAGCCCCGACTTGTGCTTCGCAAAATCGCCCGTTTTTGTTTTGGCCTCGATCTGCCCCATCAGGGCGCAAATGCGCTTCCAGGTCCCGTCGAAGTCGGACAGGTCGTAGAGCTGGCCCATCCGGTTTTCCTTGAGCCAGCAGTATGAGCCGGCGATCTTCTTCAACCCCGGCTTCTTCGCCTTGAGCAAGAGGGCGTTAGTCTCAAGCTCGAACGGGTCTTCATAGTTCGATTTTCCTGTCTTAAAGTCGCACAGGTACGCGGTATCGCCTTGAATGACCGTGACGTCGTTCTTGCCGCGAAACCATACATCCTTATCCCAGAAGCCGGTTGAGGCTCGGGTTCTCGTCATTCCCAGTTTCTGCTCCACTTGGGGAAGCAGTCCGTCGAAGGGGGCCGCAAAACATTCCCACTGGCGCAAGTCGACGACGTTCCCTTTTCCATCCGGAACGCCGTCGGGGAGAGGCTCGCAAGAACCTATCCGACGCTCGAAAGCCTTGTGAACGTCCTCTCCGAATTTAGCCTCGGGCGACTGCACATAGGGCCCAAGGTCTTTCTTGATATACCTGCGATACATCGCGTGTTCGCAGCTGAGGAATGCCGCCAGCTGGGTAAATGTGCCCGCCACTTTACGAAAGCACCTGGTTCAAAACCGCAAGCACCCGGCCCCGGCCTTCGTAGGGACGCAAAAGCTCGTACGCTTTCGCAAATACCTCCATGTCAGGCGCCTGCAACGTTCGAAAGATGCACTGGATGTCGTCCGGTGGCTCGACGGTTTCGGGCTCAGCTTTACGCGCCTTGCGCTTCTGCGGGGCTTCAGCGGCTTGTACGTTGGGATCGCGCTTCGGCCGACCGCGGCGCTTGGGTTCTTCAGCTAGTACAACCGGCGAATAGCCATGTGGAACTTGTCCGTCGAGCGGATTGCCCGGTGCGTTATGGATCGAAAAGTTTTGGAAATCCTGGTTGCTCATTTCTTCTCATCCTTCTGTGGGTAGTGTTCATCTCGATAGGTAAAGAGCTTGCCTATCAGTTTGTCGAAATCTTCGCGGGTAGAAAGCTCAGCGCGAACCACAACCGCATTCATGCCGTCTCGATCTTGGTCGAAGTTGGTTATTGTGTAGTTCATTTACAGGCCATCCGCAGCGCGAGGTTTCATAGCCATATGAAGCATCTCTAGCGCCATCACCCCCCCACCCGTGTTGAATCCGGAATCAAACGCGCTTTGCAAAAGCATCTTCAGCGCATCGTCTTTTTCACCGGCAGGAATCATGCTCATACCAAGCCGTACCATCGGTTCTTCCAACCACTTTTCAAACGCAGTTTTTCTGGCTTTTTGTCGTTCTTGTTCGCGCGCATCATTCTGCATTATCTTCCTCTTTTGCAAGAATTTCGGCCACGTCTCTTTTGGCCGTTTTCGAAGTTCTTCGTAGCAAGCCTGAATTGATTTAGCGAAGTCGTCGCGGGGGTTGTAGGTCATCCATAACGTTCTCGCAGCTCGCCATCGCAGCCTAAAGGAAGATTGGGAAGCCATGGCGGCGGCTTCGTCATCTCATCCTTGCACCTTTGCAGATGTTGAGCCTCTTGTCCATCGCGAGGTATGAGAATTAACAGTTCATCATACGGGCAGTTGAGCGTTCGATAGCCCAGCCGGTTGATCCGTACCATTGCGTCGGAAACGAGATTCCAGGCCAATCCCTGAATTAGGTTTTCGACAGCTTTCGCGCCGTATGTTTTTTCCCATCCTTTGCGAGTTTTTAGACGCCAGTAATGCTCGCCTGATTCCTCATCGTGGTGCCACTGGAGTGTATCGAAGATGATCGGGGATCCATTCGGCAGCCACATACGCCCATCACGAATTTCCACTGGGCCCCAGCTGCATGATTCCCTGTTTGCCAGGCGCTCCAGCATCCGGCCGCCTTCCCACCAGAGTTTCACGACGGCGGGGTGTGTATTGCGGTAAGCGTCTCGCAGGTCGTTGCCGCGTTCGGGCGGAAGGATGATCTTAGCCTTGTTGCGGAGCGTGGCGAGGATCTTGGCGCCACCGGAGCCATAGCCGGCCTGTAGCTCCACGACTTTGCCGACCTGGCGTTCGGTTTTATGGTCGTTCTTGTTAACGGGATAGCCGTAGAACGCTGACGCCACGGTGGAATAGACGTCTTCCCCGTTGCGGAATTTCTCGATAACATCGTGCTGGCCCGCTACCTCATTCAACAGGCGGCACTCGATCTGTGATGAGTCGATCGGTGCCAGCAGGTAGCCTTCAGGCGCGCAGATGCCTCCTTTGAGATTGGTGTTCGTATCATCCGGCGGCATGTCGGGATCGGCTTTCTTCATGTTCAAAAAGTTACTGCCATCCCCACCACTTGGGCGCGTTGTTCTTGCACCGTACGCGCGGATATAGACCGGCAAAGCGCCTCGTGAAGACATCCACCCGAGCGTGGCGGCACGCGTCTGCTGGATCGTGGATTTCACGCCCAGGCGCGCTTGGGCCAGCAGCGATACCGTCTCGTTCTCATGTTCCGGCAGGTTCTTGAGAAAGCCGTCGTTCTTGGCAAAGGCATAGATAGGACCGTTCTTGCCTTCCTTCATTTCCGGCTCGACGCCTTGTTGGCGAAGTAAGTCAGCAAAACGATCTCCTGACTGAAGGTCAGCTTCGGTAAGACTGAGTTTCTGGAGCAGCTCCTGCTTCTTGCGCGCTTCCGCTTCCCATACCTTACCAAAGAAAGCCGAATCGCCTTGTAGTACCGGATTAACGAACATGCGTATGAGGATGTCAACGACTTCAAATTGAGCCGACGGAAAGGTTTTTGTCATCTCGCCAAATACCCGCCAGATGCTTTCAACCTCGTCGCACGCTCCATCTCCAATAAGCTCCTGGGTTGACGAATCCAGCTCATACCAATGCTTTCCTCGAAAGAGGTTGTAGGGGGTCTTCTTCAGCGGGATTCCGAATTGTTCGCGTACTGAATCCAGAGAGACTCCAATATGATTGCCGAGTAGCAGCCGAGCCATATTGAGAGTACAGCCATAAAGCTTGGGTATAACGCCGTAGCGATGAGAAAGAATGAAACCGTCAAAATTAGCGTGATGGTTAATAAGAAAAGTGTTCGACCAGTCGTGCTCCTTGAGAACATATCTCAGCTCCTTTTCCGGATACCAACGCGCGGGGACGGATGGGCTCCACTTGATGGCGGCGCCATGGGCTTCGAACCACGGGTGCCGCACGTAAGCTTCCGTTGGATACCCGGTGCCGCCACGTCCTTGTAGTTTGTAGGCAATACCGCGCTCATCCTGCGCATCTGTAAAAAACGTCTCGAAATCAAGTACTACAACGTCCATATTTCTTCCTCAAATTATAAACCGTCTGCCGCGAAATTCCGTACGCTTGCGCGATCTCCCCAGCAAGTCGACGGTCGCGCGCCACTTCCAGGCGCTGCTCTGGAGAGAGATGAAGCCCCCGCGCGCTTTCATGAACAATCCGGTAAACCCCTCCGGGGCCGCCTGTTGCCCGGATCCGGAACTCACTGTTGCTATTTTTAAGCTTCTCGTTGGCGATATAAACCATTACAGCCACACCGTGACGACAATCGGGACCTCCATTCGGATCATCGGCGTAGACATGGTTGATAATCTGCTCGTACGTGGCTCCTTCCGGCCGGCGCGAGATGAAATCGACGATTGCCTGGCGTCTTAATCCTCCAACTTGGATCTTGGGAGGATAGGGCCGATTACAGGTTGGGCAACATTTCATTGCTGCTTCCCACTGCCGCGATAGCGCTTCAACCCGGCTTCATGCTCCACAATCGAGACAAGTGCGACCGAGCAATTACATTCCTTCGCGATCTGCACCTGACTCATGCCTCCTTGTTTCGAGAGTTTTATAATCTTAGCCCTTCGCTCCGGATCATCCGTCTTTGGGCGCTTGGGAAGCCCGGCCATGCGAGCGTAGCGCAATACCGTGTTATTCGAGCAGCCGTATTCCTGCACGATATCGCGTACCGGCTTACCATTCCGGTACGCACGCACAACACGCAGAAAGCGCACCGGTCGGTTAGCTCGCTCTTGCGCGAAATCAAAGATGCGCTTGACGCTCATAATCACGGCCAGAAAAGCGCGCGATGCTTTTGACGTCTGGACGTATTCGGCGGCTACCTTCAAGGTTATCATTCCTTCGGCTCCAGAATGAAGCAGGCAATATGACGCCCTGTGCCTTTTCCCGCAGTTCCATCTTCGGTCGCCAGCCAGCGCACGTCACCAAGATTACGGACCTTAGCGCCTGCCGCCAAGAGCATGAGTACCCACTTGTCGATCGGGTAAACAAGAACAACGCGCTTACCCTTTTGGTTTTCCGCTATGGCCTTGCGCGCCCAAGCCGTCGGGCCCTTTTTCTTGCCTTGGTGCAGGATCGAGCCGAACGGGGGATTGACGTAGTTCGATTTCCCCCATTCAGATGTTAATCCATCGAAGCCGGCAGGAAGGGGAAACGGAGCAGGATCGAAGTCAAAATCGAATTCTGCATTCAGCTTTTGATAAACATCTGGAGGCGTGATCCAATAATGCTTTTGGTCTTCCCCATTTCCCTTGTGGAATTTGTTATTGGCTGGGGGCAGTTGCGATTGGTGTTTCATCGCGACGACCACATAACCACTGGGCGTCTTGGATCGTTTTTGTTCATCTCGTCTGGAATGGTTATTGTTATAGCAGGCATCTTACTCTGCCCCTACGTTCCAATCCCAACCATTGGGCGCTTTATCACGAAGCAGCGTGTCCAGGCCAAAACACGCCAAGCGATAGCGCTGCCATACCCACGGCTTGATCCTTCGATCCCTGGCGCCATGCGGCATCATCCCGGATTCGAACGAGTTTATGGACTCGCGCGAGTATCCGAGCGCCTCACCCAAGGCTTTCTGGGTGAGGTTGAGGGATTGGCGCCAGACTTTTGCTTTTTCGTATTCGGTCATGCCGGCGGAAATCCATCTTTTGGCGTGTATATTTTACCGCCAGCGATGATCAATGAAGGCGCGTAACCATCAGCGACAAACTTTTCAGCATTTGCGCGTGGCCACGGCCCGTCACCTTGTTGCTGATCCCAGAAATCTCCATGGATTGCGAGATAGTCGATCAATTCTTCCGGGGTGGCGAAAGGCGGTGTTACCGGAGTTCCCTCACTGACTGTTTCCCACACCTGGATCCAGGTAGCTTCTTCGTCCGAATAGGTACGATAATATTCGCGATCGGGCGGCGGGTTGTTGCTCCATTCCCAATACTGGAGGTCAGCTGGATAGTTATCGGCTTTGAAATAGCTCGGGCGTTCGCCTCGCTCCCACGCCGCATATTCAGCTTTCCATTTCGCAGCGGCTTCAGCAAATGTCTGTTTATACATCGGCTGCAAACGGCCGTCGCTCCATTCTTCCTGCTTAGGGTGATCCCAATTCGGCGGTACTTTGCGAATCTCGCGTCCCATTCGTTTCCCTCTTTCTGACGTACAAACCTTGGGTGTATTTCTTAACCCGCCTGAAAACCGTCGAATGTTCCACACCAAAGCGCATGGCAATCCGCCGGTAGGATTTCCCGCGCCGGCGCATTTCCACCATCTCGATGGTTTGCGCCCAGCGAAGAGCGAAGACGCCTTTGTTTGTGCTCATTTCTCGTGCGCCCACACATAACATAGCCCGAGAAACGCAACTAAAACCCCAATACCAGTAGCGTGGGTATCCACAAACTGAATCAGTTGATCCATTTGCCCCTCGTTTCCAACTATCGTAACCATTACACTAGTGTATTACCAAAGTCAACAGATTCAAGATCACGAACTCGTGATCTCATTTACAGCTTGACTATGACAAGGGGGTTGGCGCAGCCTTGGCGCCCCAGGGGGCAAAAAAGATACGGCCCCGATGGGGGAGCACCGGGGCCGCGCACGCATAAGGGAAGTGTGGGGTAGTTGGAAGCCTCATACCTATCACTGGCGCGGCTGGTTGTCAATAGTTCGCAAGGGATAGGTTCATGGATCGCTCGACCACGCCACTGCTAGACGCTGCTTTGCAATATGCGGGTCGGGGGTGGCGAGTCTTTCCGCTCCATTCCGTGTGGTTCCGCTCGGCAGGGGAACCTGTCTGCACTTGCAGACGCGGGGCCGAATGCCCGAACGCGGGGAAGCACCCGCGCACCGCCAACGGCTTCAAGGACGCGACAACCGATCCGAAGCAGATCGAAGCCTGGTGGGACAAATGGCCACAGGCTAATATCGGGATCGCCACAGGCAACGGCCTCACCGTCATGGATATCGACGGTGAGGCCGGTCGGAAAGAGCTTATCGATCTCGTTTCGAATGATCCTGCTCCATTCCCAATAACACTCGCCGCGCGCACCGGCAACGGCGGGCATCTATATTTCTCATGCGAAGGGCCCGGCTCTGCCGCCAAAGGACATCTGCACGTCCGCGGCGAGGGTGGGTATGTGGTGGCGCCGCCTAGTATTCACAGGAGCGGGCGCTATTACGAGTGGATCGATTCGCGCGTAGGGGCTGCGGTTCCACCGGACTGGTTGCGAAGCTGGCTGCTGGCGGGCGGAGATGGGGCCAGAGCCTCGCAGCAACGTCCGATGGGCGGTGTCGAAGCGGGAATTGCCGGTACGGCTTTAGCGCTCGGGCCCGTGCCAGCCTACCTTCAGAAGGGTAGCGCCTCGCGCCTGGTCGATAAGGCTGCGATCGGGGTGCCGTGCACGTTACACGAACAGGCACGACTGTGGAGCGCGCTCAAGGCCATTCCACCGTCAATAGACGGCAAGACCTGGGTAAGCATCGGGCGGGCGCTCCATGACCTCGATTGGACTGAAGCCCCTGGGGAAGACCTCGGGCTGGATATGTGGGACGAGTGGTCCAAGGGCTCGCAGGGGCGCGGGGATGGGCTCGGGCTCTATCGTGGCAGGGAGGATCTGGAGAAGCGATGGGCGAGCTTCGAGCGGGCACCTGGAGGAGGTCGGACGTTCACCATCGCGTCGGTGTTCCACCTTGCTGCGGAGCATGGATGGGACGGCAAGGTGGAAGCGCCGCATGGAACCAACGGACATAAGGTCGAAGAAATCAACGGCTTCAATTTCGCGGGAGCGACGTCGGCAGGCGGTGGGCCCATTTTCGTTGATACCTACAAGAATGGCGATCCAAAGCCGACTTGCGCCAATTCACGTATAGCCATTCGGGCGCTTGGAATCACGTGCAAGCACGATCAGTTCCACGACAAGCTGGAAGTCGGCGGGCAAATTCTAGGCCGATGGGCGGGCGAGCTTACCGACAACGCCATCCACATGCTGCGGGTAGCCATCGACAGCGCCTACCAGTTCGATCCGGGGACGGTTCCGGCGCACGATGCGGCGGTACAAGAATGCTTATTGCACGCCTACGATCCAGTAGCAGAATACCTTGACGGTCTGGAGTGGGATAGAAAGCCGCGGCTGGAAAACTGGATGTCCACCTATCTCGGGGCCGAACTATCGCGCCTTAACAGTACCATAGGTATTCTTGGCTTGGTCGCAGCTTGCCGCAGGGTCCGAATGCCTGGCGCCAAGTTCGACGCAATCACGGTTCTGGTTGGGGACGAGGGGCGGGGAAAGTCGCAAGCAATCGAGATTCTCGCGGGCGAATCCAATTTCTCGGACCAGCCTATTTTGAATATCGACGAACGCGCGCAGCAGGAAGCTATGCAAGGCGTATGGCTGTACGAAATAGCCGACTTGGCGGGGATGGGGAAGGCGGACGTGGATAAGGTCAAGGCATTTGCCTCGCGGCGCATAGACCGGGCCCGACCCGCATACGCGCGAACCCGAATAGATCGGCCACGACGTTGCGTGTTCTTTGCCACCACCAACCTACACACGTTCTTGAAATCACAGACAGGCAACCGACGCTTTTGGCCTGTTCAGGTCGGACATCGGATAAGAATCGACGAGCTTGTGCGGGATCGAGACCAACTGTGGGCGGAAGCCAATGCGCTGGAACGCGCTGGAATTCCATTAGGGCTGCCGGAGGCGCTTTGGAGCGAAGCGGCGGCGATCCAATTGGAACGTATGGAAATCGATCCTTGGGACGACATTTTAGCGCACATAAAACCAGGGGATCCGCACGAGACGTGGGCGCAAGGATTCAAAGACGCCGGAGCGTGGAAGGAATACCGGATAACCACCCGTGACCTATTCGAGATACACTTAAAGATTCCTGCCGACCGTCAACACGATGGAAACTATAAGCGTCTGGCGTATGCCATGCGCCGACTAGGGTGGGATGGGCCCAAAAAGATGCGAATCGGCAACGGCGTGGCGCGCGGTTTCGCGAAAGCCTGTTCCACGTGAGGTGGAACAGGGTGGAACAGAAATGGCATTGAAAAACCACGATATTTCCATCTGTTCCATCTGTTCCACCTTTTATATAAGTTTATACAATAGAAAAAAGGGGGGAGGGGGGACACGTAATAATTACATATAGGGGGTATAGAAATATTATAAGGCTATAGAGGCGAAGGCGGGACTCGCGGGAACGCGCGGCACGCCATTGATATATAAGGATAAATCGCGTTTTTTGACGTGGAACAGGATGGAACAGGATGGAACGGGAAACCGTAACCATTAAACATAAGTGTAATGATTGCGATTTTTAAACCTTCGCGCCTGCCTCCGAAGGTATCCGGCTTGCGTCTTCGCCCATGGTTTTCGGTGCTGGCGCCAAGTCCTGGCGCAGAGCAGTTGCGCCAAGACGAGGTTCAGGCGGTAGCAGGACTTGAACCGCCAGGGATGGAACGCGCGGGAGCTATAGTGTCTCCTGGCGCGGGCTGTACGGTTTCCACACTGTCGTACCCATCGACGCTATCTTCGATTTCAGTCATGATGGGATCAGCGTGTTCGCCCGCGTAATATTTTTCTATTGCGGCGTCCTCGCTTTCGGCTTCGATTATGTAGGTCCATTTTACGAAACTGGCTTGGGTCGAAGTGACTTGGAATTTAGACATGGTCCGAATCTCCCTATCTGTGAACCGCAACCCCACGCGAATAATAGCCGGAAACGTCCTCCCCCGATGGAACATCGCCCGGCCGCAAGACGTACAGCGCGCAGCCTCTAGGATCGCTCTGGATGTAGGTTCTAAGATTTGGGTACTTGGCCATGATTTTTGCCAAATGCTTACGGGCGCCCTTTTCTCGGTCCGGGATAGGGGTGTAGCGAGGCTGTGGCGGTCCCTGGTGGGGGTGGAATTTGATGAAGGGCGTTCCATCGTCGTTATGGACGAAATCGCGCCTACAGGCCGCGCAATCGATCCATTCAGCGGTTTCGAAGGTATCGTCAGGGATGCCGAATGCCTCGAAAGCAGCCTTTTCGGTGCTGGTGTATAGTTTCAGGGGATGTTTAGGCGTGTTAGCCGTCCACATCTCGCCGTCCCACCATGCGCCAGATGCGTTTTTGATAGCCCATTCGGCTGGCGCCTTGTGCTGCGCGCCTCGCACGATGCACCAAGACCCATATATGTCCGAATTGCCACACTCGCCTTCAAACCAGCGTTGCAGGGTCATGGAAATCTTGCGCAGCGCCCAGGCGTCCTCGTAGGTGACGCCGGCTTGGGTCAGGGCGTTGACCATGCGGGAAGTTGCTTCCCATTCGGCTTTTGTGCGGCTCATGGCTTTTTGCTTTCTGTGACGTGGCAAATGTCGGTGGTGTTTTCGCGAATTAAATTCGCGATTTCATACGCCAAGTGCCGAGCTTGTGCTTCGGTCGTAGCGTGCAGGATAGTGTCGCCGACGTGTACGTTGAAAGCCATCAGGCTGTGGAAATACGAATTGGGACTGGATCGTGATTTTGATCATTTTCCACCTTGCTCCGGACTCTTGGCGCCGGGAAGCCGTTTTAGGGTTAGCGTTGCCAGTCGGTGGGCAGAAAGCCCCCTTTTGAGAGCCAGGCGTCTAGCCCTGTTATGAGGTCTGCTAATTCGAGACAGAGCGCTCCGAAATCCTGCGAATCTACAGTTTCGGTTTCTGCGCATTTGGCACGAATTAATTCTAGCGTTGCGTTTGGGTCCATCTGCTTTCCTCTCGTTTCGAACAATTCACAGTGTAATGATTACGCATAAAATGTCCAATCACGAACGCGTGAAGTGTAACGATTGCGGTATTGGAGTGTAAGGATTACGGTAACGCGTTTGTGATTGGGGGCTGACTATTTTTTCCTTGCGTGCTGGAAGTGGAAGCATTACACTTGGGAAATCGAAACAAGGGGAGTTGAGAAATGTCTAAGCTTACTAAATTGCAGCGGCGGGCAATCGAGCGGGCGCTATATCATGCGCAGCGAGCGCAGAAATATATTGCGGATAATCGGACGGCTGTTGCGCGCGTCGATAATACTGCGACCACGACGTTGCACTATACGCGGCAAGATGGGCGTATTTTGTACGAGGTAGCGAAAGATATAGGAAGTGATTTATGCGGCTTGCCTGACGCGATTCGGGAATTGGAACAGCTACTAATCACGAAAGCGTGACTTGAATTCCGCTAGTGGAAAGGTTACACGTTTAGGCGTTGGAAACAAGGGGAGAGAGAAATGCTTAGGACGCAAGGTTTATTCGAGCGAATCGCCAAACACGTGCCGTATGAGGAATTGGACTGGGCGAACCATTACGGCGAACCTGGTTACACCGATCCGGAGCGTGGCATTTTATTTGCCAATTGGAACAAGGTTCCGCAACCCGTGCAGGATGTGCTAGAACGCAATGGTTTCGCGCTCGAATGGTCGGATGAATGGATCATAGATCATGAGAGTGACAAGGCATACCGTTGCTCGCCTGATTGTTATTCATGGGTGCCTTCCTACGTTATGACGGAGGATTGTGAGATTATCGGCAAGGATGATTTGGACGATCATATTGATTCGTATATTGAAATCTATTTGAACGACTCGAATCGCGCGGCAACGTTCGATAACTTCGATCCGGCTCAATACGGTTTCGAGAAATACAATGGCACGTTCGAGTCGGGGGTTCATCCTGGTCAAACGGACGATCCGAAGAAGGTTGCAGAGAAGATTGAATCCATGCACCCGAATCACGACTATCTGTTTACGATTGATGAGCAATCACAATTCTATACCAAATGGTGCGCTTGGATTCGGCCGCAAGATTATGACCAGCAGGAAAGTGCAGCATGATCACAGCCAAGGATATATTCTGGACTTGCGCCCTTACATGCTTGTTGTGGGGCTTGTTGTACCTTTGGAGCTTGAGCCTCACACCTCCCGTCTAATGCCTAGCCCCGGTCAATCCGGGGCTTTTTTATTATCACGCGTTTGTGATTAGATTCTTGATAGTGGAAAGGTTACACATAGAAATCGGCAACGCAATGGAGCAACTAAAATGAGTATGTGCAAGGCGACTTTATTGGATGATAATGCTGTACCAGCGGCAAAGCCTGAAAGTCTCTGCGAGCAACTGGAAGCGATGATTGATCGCGCTAGCCTGCTCGACGTGTTGACGGCGCTAGAGTGTGTATGCGGTGAAAAGGCGGATCACATCCGGGCTAACTGGCAAGATAAGACGACGGCGCGGCCATGGGCTACGGCATCCAAGCGGATCGGAGTGGTGGCGCGACAAACTGAGATTTAGCGTTTCGCGCCTAGCGTCTGATCCCAAAGGCCCGCATTGACTGCGGGCCTTTTCATTTGTTATGATAGCGCGAATATTAATGAGGCATACAATCCATGGGCGTGTTACGCAATGCGAAGTGGGAAGCGTTCGCACAAGCCTTATCAAAAGGACAACCCGTCTTATCATCGTATGTGCTTGTAGGATATAGAGAAAATGCGCCTAACGCCACGCGCCTAGCAAAAAATGATAAGATTCAGACAAGAATTGACGAATTGATAGCAAGAAAAGACGAATCATTGATAAGAGCGGAAACGCGGGCGATTAGTGCCGCAGCCGTTGACAAGAAATGGGTATTGCAACGTCTTGTTTATGAAGCGGAAAAAGGTGAGCAATCATCAGCCAGATGCAAGGCCTTAGAGCTAGTCGGCAAGGAAATGGGGATGTTTATCCAGCGCCAAGAGATAGGCACGCCAGGATCATTCGAGACGCTAGACACCACGCAAGCCATCCTTGACGCCGTGCGCCAACAGCTCGGAGACGAAGCATACAACGCAATGAGGGCGCTAGTCGATAAAAAGACCAACGCCCCCAAGGTAATAGAGCATCGCGAAAACGAATCAGAGCAGGACTCGGAGATCATCGACGCTGAGCCGATCCGGGGCTTCGACTAGCTCACGCGCCAGCAACTCGATAGTCTGCATCCAATCCGCTGCGCTCTCGCCCCGCATGATTAGTGCGTCGACTTGGTAGCGCTTGCTAGGCGTTGCCGGCTTCGCCGTCACGTCTTGGACAACTGCATTCCCCTTGCGATCAAACACCAATTGCTTTGCCATGGTCTTAGCCTCCCATGACTTGGCAAGTGTTCATTGCGGCTGCGATTTCTTCCGCGAGTTCAGCGCCGTCGGTATGATCACTGTGTGGGTCTACTATCGCAACCACTGCGTTGCTGTGCGCGTCAACGATGTGATACTCCGCATCCCCTGAGTCGTGCGGGATGTGAGCTTTAACGAAATAGCGCATTGACTAATCTCCCCTAAGCCGCACCATCGCGGCAAGCACACGATAGCAGTGCAACCATTCCACTTCCTAATCACAATGTCGTGATAATGCAAACCTCTCAACGTCCGTTGATAGGATCGTAATGGTGTAAGGTATTGCCGCAAGTGTTGCGCGCCAGCAACAGTATAGACAAAGGCAAGGCTTAGGGAGGAGGATAGGAGCAGGGCAGGGCCAAAGGCTGGCGGCTCAGGGCCACGCGCCGATCGCCAACTGGGTCCGGTGCATACCCGAGCCCCCCGCTAATCGAGCCGCGCTGCGATGACGGTTCCCCTCCGCCCCTCACGCAAAGCTCTGAAAAATATAAAAATTTTCTATAAACTTTTAGTCCACTTCTATACCAAGTTGCCAAACGCGAGACACTTCGCCCTAAGCCCCAAGGGTCCCATCCACCCGCTTTTGCGCCATCTCCGCGTACGTCGGGTTCAACTCCACTAAGATACAATGTCGCCCCAACTTCTTCGCCACCACCCCGACGGTCCCACTCCCTCCGAATGGATCCAGAACAACTCCGCCCACAGGACTTCCCGCCAGCATGCACGGTTCGACCAGCTTCGTCGGGAACGTGGCGAAGTGCGCTTCGCGAAACGGTTCCGGCGCTATACTCCAGACGCTTCGCTTGTTGCGTGTCTCTCTTGCGCCGATCTCCGTGAACCCGACTTTCGTACGCATCTTCTCGTCGCCGGCCTCGTAGGCGGTCTTACCTTTATGGGTCTTATTGCCTGGCGGCCGGTTCGTGGCTTCTTCCTTGATCGCATCTGCATCAAACCAATATTTCTCACTCTTGCTCAGCAGGAACAGATACTCATGCGCCTTGGTACATCGATCTCTCACGCTTTCCGGCATCGGGTTCGGCTTTGACCAGATGATGTCTTGCCGCAAGTACCAGCCGTCGGCCTGCAGCGCGAACGCGAGGCGCCAGGGAATACCTAGCAAGTCCTTAGGCTTGCAGCCTTGTTCCGCGCCGTTCGCGTAACTGTCCCCCACGTTCAGCCACAACGTCCCATCCGGCCGCAGCACTCTTCGCACTTCCCGAAACACTTCAACCAATTTACCCAGGTATTCATCGAATGTTTTTTCCAGCCCGATCTGACCGTCGGCGCCGTAGTTTCGCAAACCAAAATAGGGAGGGGACGTGATGGTACAGTTGATGCAGTCGGAAGCCATCTGCTTTAGCCAATGGAGTGCGTCGCCTGTGCAAATCCGAAGTTCTGGTTTCATAGTCTGAATATATACCTTCTACCCCAAAAGAAAAAGGGCCCCCTAAACCAAGACCCCTACCGCGCGCCAGGCGCTAAACCCACAGCCTCTTTAAGTTCTTCTAAACTCTCAGCTCCAAGCGGTTTCCACCACTTGCAGTCTCGGCCCTTCCAACCTGTTCGTAAACACCCGTCCCATGCGCCCTACGCGTTTTTGCCCCAATAACAGTCTGCTTCGCGCTCGCAGCTTCCGTAGTTGTCGAGCAGATATTCTCTCACCTCAACCCCTTCAAAGTCTTCGCCAAATTCGCCTCTTTCCGAACCTTCGGGCTCCCGCTCGACGCCGCCTTCTCGATTTTCTTCTCGGGGATCTTCTGCCCCTGTGGAACCCCCAGGCTCCGGTGCAAGCCACCCTTATTCTTAGTGGCTCCAGCGATCCAGTTCTTGGCCATCTCCACACTCCTTATAAGTAGCCTGGGAACAAGCGACGACGGGCTCTTACTACCATTGCTCTACCAGCTGAGCTACCGGCTTTCACCGGGTTGGACTCGAACCAACGACCCACGGTTCCATTGCGAAGTATCCGTTGTCTACGCCACAGGCTATTTTCAGACTACCACTAAACACTTACCCACGCAATCCGTATCGAATCGATTTCTCGAAATGCGACGGATGACCATCGGCCGAATTCGACGCGTTCAACCCTCTGCCGGCCGTAGGCATCCCAACCTGTTACGAGATACGCAGCTGTTTCTGTTCTCGCTGGATCCGCTAAATTCCATGCCAAGTACAGCGGTGGATCCAACGCTCTGACCTTCATCAAACTCTCAACCCGCACAATAGCCGGAGCCGCGACTAAACCCGCCAGCCCGGTGATCAGCCCTCGTCTTGAGATCATAGATCACCTCAGTTAGTCATCTGCGGATTTTCTTCTCGTCGCCGCTTGATCAAAGCATCTAGCTGCTCGATAAGCCATATCGATGTCTCGATCGTCATCTTGCAGTGTGCGATCAGGTGGTTCGGTTCATAGTAAACCCGGAGGTGGACCGCCTGACACGTAGGATCGTCGCAGGAGGTTACGGCGATGGTCTGGCCCATCACGACTTCCGGCGGTTCAAAATCTACTGACATTGCAAAACCCTGCCTACTTGCGAGCTGCTCCATCCCCCAACCCCGCGCGCGGTTGGAACCCCGCGCTGGGTGAGATCAGCAGCGATTTCCGTAAGGGATGGAACCCTGCCTCCTTTTCTCTCTATGATGTCTACGATCGTCGGGTACACATCCTTGGCTCTTGCCCGAGCCCGCTCCCTCACTACCCGCGCTCCCTCCAGCTGCGCCTCCCGGCTCACCACAACCCCCCGATTTCCTCCGAGCTTCACGCCTCGGGCCTTCGCCGCCGCCAGCGCCGCCTTGGTTCTCGCACTTATAAGTCCAGCCTCCAGCTCCGCCACTGCCGCCATTTGCTGGAGCATAAACCGTCCCGTCGGCCCCTCGATCATCGGCAGATCGGCAAATCGCACCTCTACCCCAGCTTCCAGCAATCTCGATAAAAACGCCACGCTTCTCGTCAGCCGGTCCACCTTCGCGACCACCACCGGGATCCGATGGAGTCTCCCGACCGCCAGAGCCTTGTCCAGCTCTGGACGATCGCTTCGCTTGCCCGTCTCCACCTCGGTAAACTCTGAATGGATCCGACCGCCTCCGAGATACCCGAGCACCGCAGCCCTTTGCGCTTCGAGCCCGAGCCCGCTCAGCCCCTGCTTCTTAGTGCTGACCCTGTAATAAGCCACGAACTGCATCTTCCATCTCCCTCTCTAGTCCATAACAAGACTATCAACCCTACCCCTTCTTGTCAAGAAAAACCGCCCGGTGTTTCCACAGGGCGGTAAGTTTCTAGGGAGGAAGTTGCCCTTCTCAGAGCCCCTCCCTTATGGCACGTCCAGACCTGGACCTCAAGCGTTAAGCGCTGCCGTCAAGTCTGCTACCGGGTTCGGCGCTGCGAGCGTAGCCGCTACTGTCACGGTTGCGGTATTACTTGCTGCCGACACGTGCCCGGTCGTATCCGTCACCACGACCGTGAAGGTATGGGTTCCGACCGTCAGAGCGTCGGTGGTGAAAGTCTGAACCCCACCCAGGACGCTGCCGATGGCACGCGATGGATCCGGAGCTGCGGTATCGAATATGTCGACGCGGGCGATATCGGATGGGGCAAGCGCCGATCCGTCGGTACGGCTTGTCGGGTCAGTCCACTTCAGGGTCGCAGTTGTCATACAGTGTCTCCTGTGGAGTTGGGCGCGCAGATGCCGCGCAGGCCGCGGTGGCGCACGACGGTGGTGCTTGTGGTGATGGTGTCGCATCGCTTTTCATATAGGGTGGGATTGTGACGGCGCTATTGCTTACCGCGTGTCATGAACCACATCTCGCAAAGAGCCATCACGCACGTGATAGTTCCAGCGACCATAAGAAGAAATTGTGATTCGGTCATGGCACCCTCATGAATGGATAAGCTTCCTGGCAATGTTCGGCGCAGTAGGCCGCGCGTGCTCCTTGCCTCTGCAGCGCCGGCTTCCCGCAGAACAGATGCCGGTACTCGTCTTCACCCGTCGGGTACCTGCATCCGCTCTCGGGTACCTCCCAGATGGGAATTCCTTCATTTTCCATCAGCGTTCTCCATCGGGCGAAGTACGCGCTCGAACATTTCCAGCTTTAATGGCTCTCCACGCTCGATATCACGCGTGGCTTTATTCCCTACAATCTTGTCGATCGTATCCGGCGGCCAGCCGTGCCCCGGCCGGATGCTTCTCACATTCTCGTAGCTGAATACTTCCCCTTTCTTGATATCCTGCACGACGAACAGCGAGCGTCGATACGCTTTATGCACGCTCTCGGTCGTCACTTCCTCACTCTCTTGCATCGCCGACCACGTCTCGTAGACCGCCTTGACCATCCGGGCGAACGCCGCCGGCTGCAAACTAAAAGCCTCATCCTCGCTATTCACACCCTCCAGTCTGAAATGCTTCTCGACCATGCACGCCCCAAGCGCTGTCGCAGCAATTGGAACCTCAAGCCCGAGCGTATGGTCTGACACGCCGTAGAGCGGGGAGTATCTCCGCATCTTGCCGAGGTTATAATCGCTTGTCTTGGCGGGGTATCCGGAGACGCAGTGGAGCACCACAGGTCCTGTCCCTACATCGCCCAGCCAACTTCCATCCGCGTACACGTTCGCCACGGCCCCGAGCGCTTTCAGTATGTCGTGCTGGTTCGCCATCCCGGTGGATAAAATAACGGGCTTCCCGGTTCGCGCCGCGTACCTGATCAGTGGGATATCCGTGATCTCGAACGAGGCAATCTTATATGCCGGGCACTTCAGCTTTTCCAGCATGTCGACGCTCGACGGGTCAAAAACGGAGGCAAACCACTCGATCCCTATTGCCTTGGCATGCTCGGCGATCCAGGGGAACCACTCGAACGGCGTCTCACACTTCTTATACAGGTCCCACAGCCGCTTCCCCTTCCAGGGCCCATCCTTGATAAAAAACTCGTCCCGATCGCAATTCAGCGTGATCGTCTCGGCCGTATATGCCTGCAATTTACAAGCATCGGCTCCGCTCCGCTTGGCGGCTTCCATCGTTTCCAGGCACCGGTCCAAGCTCCCCATATGGTTCGCGCCTATCTCACAAACGATATAGGGGGCTTCCCCGCCTCCGATTTCTCTACTTCCGATTTTCACTCAGTACCTCCCTTGGATCATACGTCCCGTTTGTATCTGGTATCCAGCCGGGGCACGTCATGAGCCCGTCGACATACCACACGGCTCCTTCCTTCTTATGGTCCCGGAAGCACTTGCCTGTGGTCTCGTCTTCTCCCGAGAACGTTTTGAACGAATAGTATCCACACATCCAGCATCGGTGTGGATCATCCTTGGTCGTAAGCTTCGCATCCGGCGGTGCGGCGTCGAAGATGCTCATAGCTTCATCTCCTCCGCTACTTTCTTGAAAGCGTTTCCGATCTGCTTGATCTGTTCTCGCGTTGGCGACCACGCGCAATTCTCGAACAAAAAGAGCCTGCGGTCGTGAAGGTCTTCTGCCACCGGGCACTCTCTTGCATACTTCGAGAACGCCGGCAGCCGGTACAGCGGCGCCACATATCCCTGGCTCACCGGCACGCCTTCCATGAACAGCCGGCTGGTGAACTCGGCCCGCGCTCCTGACGTTTCGTTCTTCATGAGAAACGGGATGGCATAATAAACATGCTTGCATCCTTCCCGCACCGCGGGCCCTCGTATTCCAGGAATATCCCCGATCGCCTCGATGATCGCTTCTGCTTGCTCGATCCTTCCGCCAATCAGCTCGTCCGCCCTTTGGAGCTGCGAGAGCGCAATGGCCGCGGATACCTCGGTAAGTCGGAGGTTGAGGCCAATAGCCTTTCCCGCCATCTCCCCATGGTTAACGAATCTCCGTATTTTTTCCGCAAGCTCGTCGTTATCCGTGACGCATATACCTCCCTCACCACATTGCAAATGCTTATGTACGTTGAGGCTGAAAACTCCGATGTCTCCGAATGTTCCGGCATATTCACCTCGCTCCATTGCAAAGGGGGATTGGGAATTGTCTTCGATCACCGTGATATAGTTGGGTAGTTGTATCATTAAATCCTGTACTGCGGATGGATGCCCGAACAAGTTTGTTATTATAAGAGTTTGGCACCTATCTTCGTTGAAGTCGATATCGGCTGCGTGCTCAGGATTCATACAGAAGGTTGCATCTTCCACGTCAATAAAATGGGGACGGGATCCGGTGAACATTGGGGCTGCGACAGTAGCCGACATGGTGTAAGGTGAGACGGCAAACCTATTGAAGGTGGAAAGCCCGACCGCAAACGCCGCCGCCAGCAGCCCCGACGTTGCCGAATTGCATGCAACGGCGTGTTTGACGTCAAATCGCGCAGCCCACTTTTCCTCCAATTCGCAGACGTAATATCCATTCGATCTCAGCTTGCCGCCGATAAAGCCTGACAGGGTATGACCACGCAGCATATTGTACGCGTTATATTTATCGGCGTGACTAACAGCTTCGTACGGCGCAATAGCCCCTTTCACTTCCGGCATAATTCCTCCCTCAATTCCTCAACCGACATTCTTCGTGCGTCTTTGCTGCAGTTTGTTTCGTCCATGCTTTCGTGCAGCTTTTCCCAGCGCGGCAACCCGATTACGCGCATCTGCGCTTGGAATGCCTCAACGAGATCGCCCAGCCGATAGGCCGGCAACCGCGGGATTGCCAGTTCGCCACCTCGCATATCCTTGGCGGTATTGAGCACAAGGTCGACGGCTTGCTCCATCCGCATGAAGAAGCGCGTGCAGTTGGGATCGGTGACGTTGAGCCACGCGGGGTTCGGGTAGTACTTCTCGCATTCGGCTTTCCACAATGGAACCACTGATCCTGTGGAACCCCAGACGTTGCCGTACCGGCAGACTGCAAACCGTGGGCCCTCTGCCCCGGTCGTATTATTTGCCGCGAGAAACAACGACTCCATCATCGCTTTGCTGCACCCATATGGCGAGATTGGCTGGAACGCCTTGTCGCTCGATACTCCCACCACTTTCCTGACGCCTGCGTCTTGCGCCGCTTCTACCACGTTCATGGCCCCGAACACGTTGGTCTTCACCATCTCGATCGGGTTGTAGTGTCCCACCTCGATCCGCTTAAGCGCCGCGGCGTGGATCACCACGTCGATACCGCGCATGGCGCGCACCAGTCGATCTCGATCCCGCACGTCGCCGATGAAGAAGCGTAACCGCTTATGTGGATCTAACCCTGCAAGCTCTTGGGACATCTGGTGCTGGCGGAATTCGTTGCGCGAGAATATGACTATCTTGCTAATATTTTCATATAAGGCGAGCGACGCGAAACGCGTAGTTTCTAGTAGCTGCTTCGCCAGCGCGGTTCCAAGCGCCCCTGAGCCTCCGGTTATTAAATACGACGTCACGCTCTCACCATCGGTTCAACGCTTCCCCCTTCCAACCTCTTTTCCACGTCCCCCTTCCTTACCGCTTCCTCGATCACGCCCAGGGTGTGGTCGTACGATTTCAGCACGCGCTTGATCTCGCTCATTCCATGCGCCGCGCAAATGTTGTGTGAAGCGATGATCAGCGTCCCGGTCGCGATCATTTCCTTCCGGAATAGCGCGGCGATGGAACCGGCGGCAGGCATGCTTGTGTGATCCTTGAACTTCAGTCGAATGAGTGGCTCTGCACCATACAGCGAGATGTATTCAGTGAGTTCGGCGTCTTCTATTTTCAGGGCTACTTGTGCGCCAAGGTCTGCGCCTTTGAACCATAATCCGTCGATCACATTATCTCGCTCCAGCTTCTTGATCGTCGCAATCCCGGCCGCCAGGCTTAAAGCCTCTCCGAAGAACGTTCCGGAATAGAAGATATTATCTGGCGGCTCCATCCGCTTCATAATATCCCTTCGGCCGACGATTGCCGACAGCGGCATCCCGTTGGCCATCGCCTTGCCGAAGCACGCGAGATCGGGTGTCACGCCATAGAGCTTTTGCGCTCCTCCTAGGTCGAAGCGGAAGCCGGTTATGACTTCGTCGAATATAAGGACGGTGCCGGTCTCGTCGCAGTATTCGCGCAACGATTTCAGATAAGCTGGATTGCTTTCTGGTTCGACGATAACAGCGGCAAACCGTTCGATACCTGCGAGCCAGGGGTTCCATCCAAAAGCTTCGCGCCTGCTGAATACCTGTATTCCTCCTGGGATGCCGATAGTTCGCTCGCAACTCCAGTCTGCCCACCCGTGGTACCCTCCGCATATAAGTACCCGGTTCCTGCCGGTATAAGCCCGCGCCAACCGCACCGCGCACGTGGTTGCATCCGTCCCGGTCTTGCCGAAGCGCACCATCTCGGCGCAAGGGATCAGTCTTACCAGAAGTTCGGCTAATTCAGCTTCGAGTTCGGTGGCAAGGGAAAATGAGATGCCTCGGGAGAGTTGATCTCGGATTGCTCCATCGACGTTAGGATCACAGTAGCCCAGGATGTTTGGGAGCAGGCCGGACACAAGATCAGTGTATGAGTTACCGTTGACATCCCAGACTGTTCCTCCTTGCCCGTGGGTGAGGAAGAGTGGGGAGGGTTGGGGGAATTGGAGTTTTGACTTGCTGAATGTTTGTGTGCCCAGCGGAATGACAGCTTCAGCGCTTCCCAAAAGACTTTGGGAGCGATCATAGCTGCGGCGATATACGGGCTCCTCCACCAACGCATCGTAATACCTCTGATTTATTTCGTGATCAGTATTCAGTTTTCGCAGCGCCGGGCTTTTGTCCAGAATATCGAGGATAGCCAGTTGTGACGGCGGCCCTTTTTCCCACGGCCAGTTGGTGGCGATTGCCTTGCAGAATTCGTAATCTGCCGCAGTGTCGAGAACGTATCTTTCTTTATGTTGGTTTGAAATAGGGTTGATAATGGTTCTGGCGGAAAACCGCGACTGGTTGGCCTGTATCCACGTCGTTACGCATTCCCGATCGATGGGGCGGATGGCTTCTTTGTCGGCGGCACGTAGCGCGTCGATCGTAACCGCCTCACAATCTTGCCCGTCAGCGAAGGTGCGCGGGCTGACATTGCTAGCGTAATCGCAGCCAGTATCTTTTTGGAGCCTGACGACTTCCCCGATAATATTTGGATCAATTAGCGGACAGTCACAGGTGACCCTTATTGCAACACTGGCGTTTGCCGCTTCGGCAGCACCGAGAAAGCGAGAGAGCACATCGGTCTCCGAGCCGCGGAAGACATTGACAGCGTGACTGTGGCACCAATCTTCAACAGTGTCGTCTGCAGGCAGCGTAGACGTAGCGATCCATACTTCATCCACTCCGATTGCAGCTTTCGCGGCGCGCGTAACCCATGCTATGACGGGCTGGCCGCCAAGATCCATCATCACTTTCCCCCTGAGCCGCGTAGACCCCATTCGGGCAATGCCGATAAAAACTGTTTTCACCATCGTGCAAATTCTCCATGATATTTTTTAGCGGCTTTTTGGTATGCTGTGGCTGCGTCGCTGATGTTGTTAAAATAGCCTAAAAATTTGCGCTGTTTATTGGTTGTTATTTGTGCCAGCCATTTTTTCATATCCGGATGCCAGCATACGCCTTTAACGCCGCTTGTGTTTCGGATCGATGGTTTTTTATTATATGTATTTTGAGGCCGCGTGGCATCTCGCAGATTGGAAATTCGGTTGTCACTTCTATTTAAATTTCTATGATCTAGATCATTGATAGGCCAGCGACCACGTTCGTAGAACCAAGCTACTCTAGCAGCTTGAAAAAGCGTACCATCAACTCTTATCTGTATGTATCCGTCAGCTTTTAGGGAGCCGGCTACGTCACCTGTTTTACTGTTTCCGCGTGATATAAGGCGCGTAAATACGCCGGTGGCACGATCATAGTGAAGTACTTCTAAAAGCCGCGCGTGGAGTAGTTGCTTTTCTTTTTTCCTGTTTATTGCGGTCATCCCAACCCCACCTTTTCCTTAACTTGCCGGCAAATCTCCAGCACTCGAAGCCCATCTTCACCCGTGGCCCATTGAACTGGCGGTTCTGCCGCGGTTCTAGTTGGGGCTATGCCACCTATGAACGCCTGCATCTCATCGATATAGTCGTCATTCCACTCCCCACCGAACTGCTGCGTCATCTTGCCGAACGACACTTGCCGTCCGAGCATATCCAGCCCGATGTTCTTCTCGGTACCGACGATCCAGCCTTCCCGGATTTCGTTCCGGGTCACATAATCCAGGTGGATGGTACTTCGGGCGCCGCTGTCGTGTTCAAGCACAATGTCGGCAATGTCATCCTTGCCGTCCACGACATGCACGGACGCCGCCACCACCTTCGCTGGCCCCAGCAGATAAAGCGCCAAGTCGATCTCGTGCGACCAGTTCAGCACGACTCCATCACGCAGATAATCCGGCTTGTCGTTGTATTGCCCGCAGATGAAGGTAGCCCACAGCGGCGTGCCGATATGCCCGGCGTCGATCCAATTCTTGGCCGCTTTGATGCAGGGATGGAACCTGAGAAAATAGCCGAGAAATAGTTCTTTAAGCAGGTCTTCTTGCCAGAACTGTGCGATCTGGGCGCAAGTTCCTAGCGGCTTTTCCATAAAGATTTTGGCTCTTGCGGACATGGTAGCCCAGTCGTCGTAGTGACGGTTGGTGGGAGTGCATATGAGAATAGCGTCGCTTTCAATTACTTCATCTCGATCCCAGAGTACGCCGCTGAGCGCCAACCTTTTTTTCATATCAGTGTCATACCCAATAACCTGGTGCCCCATCATTTTAAGATTACGCGCATGTCGCATCCCGATCGAGCCCAGCCCAAGAATCCCTATCTTCATGTTCTCACCGGTATTGCGTTTGTTCGTTTTTGCAGGATGGTTATGCACTCATCTTCCACATATAGGCGCGACCTATCCTGTACGTGATACCAAGGGTGTGCCGTCCACAATTCCGAGAAATCGAGATGGTACGCGAGTAAACCTTCTTTCGGACTGTATGGAACGGCGTATGCAGGCTGGAGCGTGTTGAAATCATGAATAACCAGCCACCCTCCATCCGCCAGCAGCCTGTCCGCTTCCGCCACGATCCGGAACCATTCACGTGGCTCCGTAACATACAAGCAGAACCCGAAGATGATCATGTCGAACGTGCCGCCAAGCCATGGCTCGCTGTATCCGAACTTGCCCCAGCAGACATCATCCAGCCCGCTCGTAATAGCGACTGCCACGGCATCCTGGCTGGTATCAATCCCCGACACCCGGCAGCCGTATTTATCTCGCATCTTGCGCAGTCGCCAGCCGTTGGAACATCCGACTTCGAGCACCCGCTTCGGGCGGATCAGCGGCAATAGCCCGAGTAGATCGCCGACCGGATCGCGCTTGCCGAGCTTCTCCTTGTTGCGATGGTACCAGGCATCGCCCTCGCCATTTAGGAATGTGTCGCTCTGGCTCATTTGTTTCCTAGTACGTAGAGGAAGTTGGGGGAGTAGAATTCTGGGCTAAATCCGAGTGATGGCAGTTGCGAGGCGACTTTATTGATCAGGTGCCCATAAGCCGGCTCTTTATCATCAGCCTTGCAGAGAGCGGCGTACACGGCGCGCGAGATTATATAGTAGAGGTTGCCGATATTCTCGCGACCGATGATATCGAAATGCGTGCTGGCGAACGGCTCGAATTCTCCTATCCACATATAGCGGTTATGCCAGCGTTCTTCGATCTTATGCAGGTCGAATTGAGCGCGTAGGTAGTTTAGGCTATGCAAGCCGTCTTTGAAGTTTTCAACGAGTATGATCGTTCCGCCCGGCTTCAGGCACTTCTTCATTTCCAGCAGCGCCACCTGCTGTTCTTCCCAACTCGCGAGATTGATCAGGCAACGTCCGGAGATGATGATATCTTGGTTATGCGCGTGCTTCGATAGTTCCCGCACGTCGCCGACAATAAAAGCGATATCGGAGTACGTTTTTCGCGCTTCATGAATCATCTTCTCTGAGTAATCAACTCCGACGAAATCCGAGTCACAGGCTTCCCAGAACTTCTGGGTCGAATACCCGTTCCCACACCCGACGTCCAATATCTTTCTTCCTGGCTCCAGGTGCTCGATAATCTTCCTGATTTCCAGGTCCCGATAGAAATGATCCGGAGCGGTGGCGAGATCGGACGCGCCATGTTCTTGCGCTTGGGCGTCCCAGAATTCTTTTACTTTATCATTCATTCTGGAAGCTCCACTTTGATCCAATGGGTAAAACCAGCTTTTTCTGGTTCTAGATAATGAGTAGCGCTGCTGGTAAACCACGCCACCGGATGTGGAGCATCTTTATTCCATACAAGTATGATGGATCCATCACGTGGAGCCGCGCAGTATTCCAGATTTTCCCATTCCCACTTCATTTAAACCTCCCATAAAGCAAAGCCCCAACCGGGGCGTGATCGATGATGAATTTATTCTTCCGTTCCCCCTCAAGTACGAACCTCGATTTCTCAAGGATACGCTTCATCGGGATATTAGCTGCCGCGCACCCGGCTTCCAGTTTCCGTATCTGGCCGCCATCTCGTTGATCAAGTAGCCAGTTGGTAGCAGCCAGCCAAGCCTCGAAGCCATAGCCCTGCCCCCACACGTTCATGAACCCGATCATGATCCCGACGTCGGCGACGTTGTTCGGATGATCCACTTCTGCCGAGATATTGCCGATATGCTCGCCGCTCTTGACGGTGTATATGCCCCACAGGTATCCACAAAATCCGCTTACGTAGCGGTTCTGGGTACTGAGCGTGTGTTCCTTATGGCGTTGCTCCGAGAACTTTGTGACTTCCTTATCCCGGAGCCAGTCTACTTGACGTTGGGTGGCTTTGGTTAGGGGGCGTAGCGTTAGCCTTTGGGTAGAGATGGTGGGGACGATCATCAGAACGACGCGACGTTGACCACAACCATCTTGAGATCGCGGATTTTAGCCGGCTCCAGATACTCAGTGCGTTCCTTCACCTTCTTGTCGACGATCTTGACGCGCTTGGCGTTGTGGGCTTCCAGGATCGTCTTGATATCGATCTCGAAGAATAGTTCCTGGTCGGTCGCATCGGTAAGTTTCTGCTCGCCGCTATAGAGCAGCGCTATATCGAGCGGCACATTTTCGTTCGGGTCGGCGATGAACACTTGCACGAGGCGGCGAGTGGTTACGGCCATAAGATTTTCCTTCAATGGTGGTGGAATAGGGTGGGTAGCGTGTCTGTCTAGCGCATTTTTATATTGTTGAGCGAGGTTGCCATGATTTTGTGCGAGAGGGGAACCTACAATTTGCCCAGCTTGTGCTTGCCCAAAGCAAGCCAAGTTCATAGGAGTGCTGGCGTAGGTACTTGACGCGATGTGCGGGATATCACCGGTTGCCATCATTTCCTCGCCTTCTCAAGCGCATGGTCCGTCAGCTTTAACAGGCTCTCGATCGCCAGCCGTATGGTGGCGGCCGAAGCGTCGAAGTCGCCGATGATTTTGAGCCTGTCGCGTTCCAGCAGGAGCGTATTTCTAAGTTCAACGATTTCGTCGCGGGTCATGGTTTACTTTCTGGGGTCGAATCGCTAGTTTTTGGTTCGTCGTCTTCGACAGCTATTTCAAGCGCATCGACGATAACTTTAGCAATACGATCGGATGCGCCAAGAAGAAATTTTTCCATCTGGATGGCAGTTTCAAAAACATGATCGAGATGTAGTGTTGTTATATTTCTGCCCTCCAGCTTATATTGCTGGTACAAGGCGCCATCATGGATGGTGTTCATATTGTGGTATTGAATCGCCATGTTTAGAGCTAGAGCGGCGATACCATGCGCTGGCGCGATCGGCGCGTCTTTGAGGGCTTCCAGTTCTTTAAAAGGACGTTCTTCAGGGTTCATGTTGAACTCCTTGCCGAAATTTCTTGCCGCCAATCGACGTGGATACCTTCTCGCTTCTCGTCCACGATGCGCCTTACGACCTCCGAAACCGACACGCTGTATTCGCGCGCCCGCTTTTCCAGCCATTGCATCTGGGATTTTGTAAAAACGATGCCGCGTTGTATGCCTGTCACCCGAATTCTCCCGTCAATGTTAGGTTAGTCTATATACGGACTAGTCATCTGTCAAGCGGTTTGTTCCAAAAATGAACGTTCCCCTTACTCCAAAGCAGCTCGCCCAGTTCGCTCAAGCCTTAGAGCGCCAGAAAATCGTCGATGAAGCCGAAAAACTGGAGGGATCACTCTACGAATTCGTCAAAGCAGCGTGGCCATTCTTCGATCCAGCCGATTTTCAGGGAAATTGGCACCTGGAAGATGCCTGCAGGCACTTGGAAGCCGTTGCCAGGGGGCATATCAACCGGCTTTTGATCAATGTTCCGCCACGGACGGCAAAATCCAGCCTGGCATCAGTCTGTTTTATTCCTTGGATATGGGCGCAACGTGAAGAAGGCCCCCTCTTGGGGCCGAAAGTGTCGGCTTTTTACGCTTCCTACGCTGAATCGCTTGCCCTGGAGCATTCTCTTAAGTGCCGACGCCTCATCGAATCCAAGTGGTACCAGCGCCGATGGGGGAATCGCTTCAAATTGGTCTCTGATCGCAATAAAATCGGGCATTTCGAGAATGATAAGGGCGGCTATCGCATGGCGTCATCCGTTGGCGCGCGGGCGACGGGCTGGGGCGCCTCACTTATCCTTGCCGATGACCCTCACCTTGTTCAGGAAGCCGAATCCGAGGTGGTGCGGGAAAGTGTGATCAAGTGGTGGTCGGAATCGATGCCCTCGCGCCTCAATGACCGGCGCACCGGGGCCATGATCGTCATCATGCAGCGTGTCCATGCTGGTGACGTAGCCGGCTACGTGCTCTCCGGCGAGATGGGCTACGTCCATTATTGCGTCCCCATGTGCTATATGCCTTGCCGGCACGTGAATGCGTGGGTCGGCGACCAGGTCCAAACGTTTTTGGGCGATGACGTCGACAAAGTGAAGGAAGAAGACATTTTCTGGGTCGATCAACGTACCGAAGACGGCCAATTGCTGTGGCCCGAGCGCTTTCCGGCCAAGGACGTGGCCAAATTAGAGACGGAATTGGGGCCTTACGGCTTTGCCGGGCAGTACCAGCAGAATCCAGCCCCCCGCGGCGGCGGGATCATTCGGGAGGAATGGTGGAAGGAGTACGACGACGAGTCTGGCGCTGAATTCGGCGCCAAGCCGGGGCAATATCCGGCCTGCGAGTACATTCTGGCATCTCTCGATACGGCTTACACTGAGAAAGAGGAAAATGACCCGTCAGCACTTTCTATTTGGGGTGTTTTCCGGGATAAAATGTCCAACCCGCAGATCATTCTCATGTTCTGCTGGCAAGAGCGTATGGTGATCCACGAGTTGGTCTCGCGGGTGGGGGCGGACTGTAAACGCTTCAAGGTTGACCGGTTGATCATTGAAGACAAGGCGGCTGGGCACTCGGTTTCCCAGGAAATAGCACGTCTGTTTGGCAATTTCGATTTTGGCATCGAACTCGTCAACCCGCGCACTGGCTTTATCGCTTCTCCGGATAAAGTGGCTCGTGTGCAGACGGTGGTGCACTTGTTCGCGGAAGGAATGATCTGGGCGCCGGATAAGAAGTGGGCCGATGAGATGATCAACCAGTGTTCGCTATTTCCGCGCGCTACTCATGATGACCTGGTCGACACTCTTTCCCAAGGGCTTATCTATCTCCGCCGTGCCGGCTGGGCGGTAAAGAAGGAGGAACGCACTCTTGAGATCGAGGATGAGCTGCGTTATCGCCCGAAATTTCAGCCGCTTTATCCAGCGTAAAGGGTGTGAGGGTCCTTAGCGTCACGCCGTCCGCGCAAGGCATGCTTATGCGCGTCGTGGATTCCAACCACCACCCTCACATTGGCCCGGACGCGGGCAACCTGATGGTACATTGCCTGCCTCCTAGCGCCAATCACTTTCTCGTGATAAACCCTTGATATGCCCGCGCCGCTTACCCTCCCCTTTAACGGCCAGATGCCGATTCCCATCGGCTCCGAGCCTATCGGGGGGCCCTTTGCCCCGGCTACGGTCGAAGTCCCCCACGATGATCCTGCGGTTTCCTTCAAGGACGGCGTGCTTAAGATCGACCATCCGGATGGGTCGACGACTATCGATTTCAACCCGGATATGTCCGACGCCAAGGTTGATACCAAGGACTTTTACCGCAATATCGCCAACGAAATTCCGTCGGAAGACCTGGCCAAGATTGCCAACGATCTCCTGACCGGGATTGAATACGACGAGCAATCGCGTAAAGAGTGGCTCGATATGCGCGCTCGGGGGATCAAGCTCTTGGGCTTGAAGCTGGAAGATCCTCGCGGGGATCTTGGGACATCCTCTGCCCCCCTTGAAGGGATGTCCGTCTTTAACCACCCGCTCTTGCTGGAAGCGACCGTTCGGTTTCAGGCTTCAGCTTGTGGCGAACTCATGCCGGCGGCGGGTCCGGTCAAGGTGCGTTCCGATGCCGTCATGCCGCCCGAGCAAGCGCCTCCCGCCATGGGCCACAACGGTGGTCCACCGCTAAATCCCATCGAACCCCCGATCGACGATCTGGCCGAAGCGCTGCAGAAAGACCTCAACCACTACCTTACCGTGGTGGCGACTGAATGGGTTCCGGATACCGACCGGATGCTGTTCTACATCGGCTTCGGCGGCGACGGCTTCAAGAAAGTCTACAACTGCCCGCTCAAGCGCCGGCCGGTTTCCGAGTCGGTGGATGCCGAGAACATCATCGTTTCCAACGCCGCGACGGATATCCAGAACTGCGGGCGCGTGACGCATAAATCCAAGATGCGCCCCAGCACCCTAAAGCGTATGCAGATCGCTGGGGCGTATCGGGATGTGTCACTGGCACCTCCACAAGCCGAAGCTCAAACCAATCAGGTCGACTTGAAGAAAGCGGAAATAGCAGGCGTAAAGCCGCAGCCGCTGGATAATAAGGATAACGACTACACGGTTTTCGAGACGTATTGCGAACTCGACATCGACAAGTTCGCGCCCAAGCAATTCAAGGGCAAAGCGCTGCCGTTGCCTTATGTGGTGACGATGGAGAAGGAAAGCCGCCAGGTTCTGGCCGTGCGGAGGAATTGGGATGAGAAAGACCCACAGTGCCTTGCCAAGCAATTCTTCGTTCACTTCCCCTTTATCCGGGGCCTCGGTTTTTATGCTATCGGTCTCGTACATCTCCTCGGAAACATCACTATCGCCCTTACCGCTATATTTCGAGAATTCATCGATAAAGGAATGTTTGCCAATTTCCCCGGCTTTCTCTACGCCAAAGGAGCCGGGCGACAATTAAGCAATCAAATTCGCGTTCCTCCAGGTGGGGGAATGGCGATAGACGTACCTCCTGGCATGAGCATCAAAGATGCGATCATGCCCATCCCATATCAGGATATCTCGGCTAATTTTGCTGCCTTTGTGAAGCAAGTTGAGGATATGGGACAGCGGCTAGGACAAACAGCCGAAATCCAGGTTGGTGAGGGCAAGCAGGAAATGCCGGTTGGCACCACCATGGCGCTGATCGAGCAGGCGACCAAGATGCTTGATTCGGTGCATAAGCGCCTGTGTCGCGCCATGGCTGAAGAATTCGGGCTGCTCAAGGAGCGCTTCAAAGAAAACCCAGATGCGTTCGTTAAGTCGCTGAAACAGCCGACCAAGCCGTGGACGGGAGAAACGTTCAAGCAGGCACTGGAGAAATACGAGCTGGTGCCAGTGGCCGATCCGAACAATCCGACGTCGCTGCACCGGACCATGAAGGCTAACATCATCGATGGGCTGATTACTAAATACCCGCAACTGATGAACGCAATGAATGGGCTCAAGCGTATCCTGCGTACTGCGGGCATCGACTCGGAAGGGCTGCTCAATACCCAACCGGCACCGCCTCCGCCTGATCCCAGGATGGAAGCGATTGCTGCCAAGGAGCGGTCGGAGCAAGCCAAGAACCAGATCGCTCAGGTGCAAACCCAGATCAAGATGCTGGAAGCCCAGCACAATATGCAGGATTCGGCTGCTGAACGTCAGGTCAAGGAAAAGATCGAGATGCTCAAGCTGGAGGAAGGGCGTTTACGCCTCCAGCAGGAAATGATCATCCACGCCCATGAGATTAACCGTGACAATACGTCCGCCCAGGCCGATATAGAGAAGGATGCAATCAAGACCGCGCACACTGTCATGATGGAGCGGGTCAAGGGCGAGAACGAACTGCAGATGGCTGGGCAGCGGCATCAGCAAGAGGTACAGACGCAAGGGGCGAAAACCGCTATACAGCTGGCGGCAGAAGAAGCGCGGCACGGCCAGAAGATTCAATCCGAGCACGAAGCGCATGTGCAGCAAACGCAAAAAGACCGCGAGACTCACGAGCAAACCCTGCGACATAAAGACGCAGCCCATGAAGCCGACCTGGAGCATAAGCGCGCTCTGGCAAAGGTCGCGGCAGCTGCTGCGCGGGCTAAGCCCAAGGAGAAAAAGTGATGCCCCACGAATTTCGCTCTGAAGCCAAGAAGTCACTTGGCGACAAGCTTGACGCCATGACCGGCAAGCGCGGGGAATACCCGCCCGATCGTGCCGCGCGCATCGTCGGGCCTAATCCTGGTGGCGGTCAGGGCGATGCTTCCAAGGAGCCGGAGGAAGTGTTCGCGGGCGGGGCTTCGGCGCGACAGGTTTCGAACTATGGGACGGTTCGGAAATGATAGAATTTCTTCGGACTCGAACCAAGATGCAGTGGGCGCTGGCTAGTGCTTGGGCGGTAGGAATAGCACTGCTGGGTATTTCGGACCCCGTTTTCGCGCTTGCTCAAGTACCGCTTTTCTGCGCTGCAGCGTATCTCGGACACGTAGGAGGCTAATGTGCACCCCTTCCATCAGCACAGCGAACACAAAAAGGGCCATGAGCGCGTCAAGCACATCATGAAATCGGGCGGTGTGCCCCATTCGGACGCGGCGGCCGACAAGAAGCTTTTCAGCAAGCTCATCTCTGAGCATGAGCGCAGCGAGTCAAAAGTTGAGGGTGAGAAAAGCCGGGGCCGTTTCGCTCGCGGCGGGCGTACCAAGCACAAGGGTTCTCAAACCAATATCGCGATTGTGGTCCCTCAAAAAGGATCCTCCAGCCCTTCCGAGGCTCCACAGGCAGGACCGGCCCCACCTCTCCCCAGCCCAATGGCCGGTCCTGCACCTCCTATGCCCGGCGGACCCCCCGGCGGACCCCCCGGCGGACCTCCTCCGATGCGTGCCAGCGGCGGACGTGTCGGCGGCGACTCGTCAAAATCCAATCTCGACGGATGGAGTGCACGCGCTAAGGCGAATTCTTATGCGCGTGGCGGCCGGCTGCCGACGGCCGGCGCTGAGAGCGGGGTGGGTCGGTTACAGAAGGCGAAGAAGTGATCGAGAGCCGGCATTCTGGCGTCTTCAAGCGACTGCTTGCGGAGTATCGGCAAACGTTGCTCGAAGCAATGGTAGGCACTGGAGATGTCGATACGTTTAAGAATTTGCGAGGCCGCATCCAAGGGCTGGCCGATGCAGTAAACCTATCTGATGCCGCTGACGAAGAAATCAATGGAGGATAAATGTCGATTGCGGTTGCCAAGAAGCTTGAACTTTTAAGCCAGGCTGATGATCCCCGAATGGCTATCGTCAAGGCGGTCGGTGACCTGGAAGACGTCGAGGTGTTTTCCGACATGGTGCTGGTCGGCACTTTTATCCGTCATGAGAAGACGGCCGGCGGCATCATCATGACTAAAGATCATATCGCCGAAGACATCTGGCAGGGCAAGGTTGGGCTCGTTTTGAAAACCGGCCCGCTCGCATATGCGGATTGGGAACCACCCGAAGATCGCGGCAAAGCCGCCGAACTCGGCTCGTGGATCGTCTACGCGATCAAGGACGGATGGGGCATTACGTTGAACGACGTCCCCTGCCGCCTTATTCCGTACGATAAGATCCGGATGCGGGTCAGCGATCCCAAGAAGGTGTTTTAATGCCTAGACTTCGCCCTATGCGAACTGCGGAAGAAGCGCTCGCGGTGCCGGCCGACGAGCCGGTGTTGATCGAGCTGACTTCCGAATCGAGCGTCGTCACGGCGCCAGGCGCCGAACCCGAGATCAAAGCGGCTGAAGTCACGGTCGGCTCGTCCGAGCCTGTCGTCGAAAAGACTGAGCCCGCTGAGGAGTCGCCTCTCCAGAAGCAGCTTGACGACATGCGCAAGGCGGAAGCCGAAGCGCGTCGCCAGCTTGCTGAATCACAAGCGCGTGAAGCAGCGGCTATCCAGGCTGCCAATCAGCGCGGTGAAGCCCTCTATCAAGCCGAAGGCGCAAGGGAGCAGGCGCAATATGACGCGGTTCTCAACGCGATCGGGGCGGCAGAGTCGGAAGCGAGCCGAGCGGAAAACGACTACGCTGCCGCTATGGCCGCTTCCGACTTTGTGGCAGCCGCGGCCGCGCAACGGCGCCTCTCCATTGCCACGACTAGATTGGTTCAGCTCGAAGATGGTAAAGCCGCCTTTGAGGCTCGAACGGAACCCGCCAAGCACGAACCATTAAGGCCGCAAGCTGTTGATCCGATCGATGCCAACCCCAATCTGTCGGGGAGGCAGAAGGAATGGCTTAAGGGGCATCGCGATGCGCAGTCAAACCCAGCGCAGCTTGCTCGGCTGGGAGCAGCACACTGGGACGCGCTTGCGGCCAAGCACCAACAGGATAGTGATGGCTATTTCCAATTTCTTGAAGAACGTCTGGGTTATCGGCAAGCTGCCAAACAAGATCCAGAGCCGGAACCATACAGGAGCATGCCGATGAGCGCCCCCGTTACCCGAGAATCACCCAGCATCAATGGTGGCTCCGTTCGTCCCACCCAGATTACGCTGAGTCCTGCCCAACGGGAAGCAGCGCGTATTTCCGGCGTTTCCGACGTGGAATACGCTAAGAACTATATGCGGCTGCAAGCGCTTAAGCGTGACGGCCACTACCAGGAGCGCGGATAATGACTGAAGAAACCCCCAAAGGCGCGTGGCCGGGCCGACGCCCCAATCGCGAAGCCGTAAAGGAAATCGCCGACCGCGCGGAGGCAATGCCGCGGGCGCACTCGCTGCTTTCCAAAATGAAAGCGCGCCCCAATTGGGACGACGATACTGCCAATGAGGTGGGTGACGAAAGCGCTGATCGCCTCAAGATCCCGCGGGATATCATCGACAAATTCGCTCGCGACGGCGTCGCGCTGCAATGGATCACGCGGTCGGTGCGCGGCCAAGACGCTCCCCAGGAGATATCCAAATTCGTCAAGGGCGGCTGGACACCGGTGCATGCTTCCGACTTCGACGGGGCTTTTGACGGCATGTTCATGCCCAAGGGGTCGGATGACGTCGTCGGTGTGGATGACTGCATGCTGGTTGCTCGCCCAATGGAAATCCAGCGGCGCTCCAAGGAGCGCGAGCGCATGCAGGCGGCCGAACCGCTTCGGATCAAGATGGCGGAGCTGGGCGCCGGGCTCAATATTCCTGGCGGCAACCATCCGACGGCTGTTCGACAGAATCACATCACAGTCACGCGCGAAGGGATTGCTGTTCCCGTCGATGCGCTTGGGCAACAGGATCATTAAAGTGGATTCGGAAGATACCATATGTTCTGAAACTGGTTATTGCCAAGCAAGTCCTGGCGAGCGCGATATAACCAACTGCGAGTTTTGTGGTAAGGAATTGCATGAACGTAATGGCCAATGGTGGACGTGGGATGCCGATCAATATGATAATCCATACCCACAATGCTTCGTATGTTGAAGCTATTGCGCCTACTGAAAAAGTGGTGTAATTGAGTTCCATCAGCAGAGCGGCGCCCGCCTGCCGATCCCTACCTCCATCACGTGCCGTGATGGTTCCACGCAGCCAAATCAGCGGAGTTCGCTGAAGCGGTTGGCAGCAGGAGCCGTCATATGGCTAACGTGTTGGAAAGCCCAACCAGGGGATTTCAAGAATTCGGCCGCGCTGAAGGTGGGTCCCCGACTGCGGGTATGACCCCGGTTTGGATTGGTTCGACCGATCCGGCACTGATCTTCCGCGGCGATACCGTCATTCGATCGTCCAACAATACCGGCACTTCCGGCCAATACATCACCGCAGCGATCAACTCCACGGGCGGCCCGGTGCGTGGCGTGTTCATGGGCTGCGAGCAGTATATCCCGACTGCCGGCCGTGTTGTCTGGTCCAACTACTACAACGGTGTGGTCACGGGCTCGACCGGTGACGTCAGGGCATGGGTCATCGACGATCCCGCTCGGCTCTTTCTCGTACAGTGCTCGACCATCAACACGGTCACATCCTCGTATGTCGGCCTGAACGCAGGCTTTACGTCCTCGCTGTCGAGCTTAGGCAACACCACCGTCGGCCTGTCGGCCCAGCAACTCACTTCTTCGCTCGTCGGGTCGACTGGCGGCCTACCATGGCGTATCGTCGACTTCTACTCGAATTACGCCCCGCCCGGCGTGCCTGGTATTGGCACCAACGCTTTCATCAATGGCACTGACAATACGACCGCAGCCAACATGGTGATCGTGCGACTCAACAACTGCGAGCGTCTCAATCTGACTGCTCCTAGCTCGGCATAAGGGAGTTCGTGATGGATATCCTTTCGCACGACAAGAAAGCCGAAGATAAGTGGCACGATCATCGGCATCCACCGGTCGGCATCGGTTCGAGCGAGGCGATGGTCGTTACCAGGGCGTCGTCATATACGCTTCTGGTTTTGTCGCCGACGGTCGGCGCCATGGCGCTCCAGCTTCCCATCACAAATCCGTCTACGACAGTTACGGAGGGCTCGACGGTTCCGATCCCTCCGGCAGTCGTTGTGGGCGACGTGGTTGAAGTCTGCGTCGAGCCGGATAGCGCCGCCAGCGCGTATGTCTGGTACGGCGCGACTACCGCCGATTCCATGCACGGCAACTATGATGAAGTCAGCCCCGGAAAGTGTCGCGTTTACCGCTACGTGTCCGGGGCTGTTTGGAATCGGTATTCCTAGATGTTGAACGCCGGCAACTCAGCTTTTTCTTGGTTTGCGCTTTTTGGGAAGCGCAGTCAGGATTTCGCTTGGGGTTTTGCCGGTAGCGGTTTCTCGGGTAATATGTTCAATAAGTTTGGCGTCAACTCTATGGTTTCTAGCGTCAAACCAGTCTTGAATATTTCCCGCATTCGTAACCCATTCGAGGTTATTCGAGCGGCAGTTTGTCTTGTCTTCGTCTATGTGGTTAACAACCGGCAGGTTATCAGGATTTGGAACGAAAGCTGCTGCAACAAGTCGATGTACAAGCAGGGTTTTTATAATACCAGCCTTGCTCAATTCGACTTTAGGGTACCCGCTTCCATCACTCCCGTTGGTGGTGATTCTAGCGCTCCAGAAACGCTTACGCCCAAGGGTATCTTCAAGGTGTCTTCCAACGCTGTGGATTCGCCCCAGGTTGCTGATTTGGTAAAATCCTTCGTATCCAGAGACGTCTTTCCATTCTTCTCCGGGAAGGCTGTCGGGGCGTTCTATCATTTTTGGAAAAAGCTCCATCACCGCTTTATCGACATAGAAAGCCCGTGCGCGCGGCTTTCCAGCAGGTTGATTAGGGATGGCCAAGTAGGCGACTCTAAATCCTTCGTTGATGGAGATTTTAAGCATGCGGCTACGTACGGTTCGTCCGGAACAATCCAGACGATTGAGTCGAAATACTCTCCCGAGGTTCGATACTTCGTAAATCCCCTCGTAGTTAGGAATAGGTTTCCATTCTTCACCGGGGCGATCATTGCGTGGTTCTCCCGGTTCAGTCGTTCTCTTTGTCAAAAGAGTCTCCCTTTCATGTCGATGATAGTATCGCTGCACTATCATAGATACGTTATTGACGAAGCATCGTCAAGCACCAGCGCAGTGAGAAAGGGTGGATTCCTGTGCCAGTAGCATTATCACAAATTCGTGATTTGTTGTTGCCAGGGCTTTGACTCTGGGGCATAGATGGTAAATACAAGATGATCGAACGGCAGTGGCCGCAGATCTTCAAGTCCGTCGACTCGAACATGGCGCTCGAACGTCGTGTCGCGGTGCGCTTCCTAGGCTACGCGCAGCTCAAGAACGAAGGCGCTCCGACCGCCGCGGACAATAACGCCGGCCAGCGCTACGTGTACAATGCCGAACACTTTGAAATCGGTCTTATGTACGCGATCACTCGCAAGGCGATCGACGACAACCTCTACAAATCCGAGTTCGGCCCCAACAACGACGGCCTTATGGAGTCGTTCAAGGAAACCGAAGAAGTCTACGCCGGCAACGTGCTCAACAACGGCTCCGTCTATAACCCGGCCGTTCAGGGCGACGGTGTTGCGCTTATCTCGACCGCGCATCCGATCGACGGAGCGACAATTGCCAACCAGCCTTCTCCGGATGTTTCTCTGAATGAGACTTCGCTGCTCAATTCGGCGATTGTCATCCGATCGACCTGGAAGAACAACGCTGGCCTGAAAATCCATGCGCGTGGGCAGAAGCTGATCGTGCCTCCGAACCTGGAGCCGATCGCCGCGCGCTTGTTTCGATCTGAGTTGCGAGTGGGTACTGGTCAGAACGACGTTAACGCCGTGCGCGAGATGGAGCAGTCCTTCAAGGAAGGCTACATGGTGTACGACTATCTCACGTCGTCTTTTGCCTGGTTCGTGCTGACGAATATTCAGGGACTTGTGTTCTTCCAGCGTAAGGCGTTCGAGAGTGACATGAGCGTCGAGTTTACTACTGATAACCTTTTAGTCAAGGGTTATCAACGCTACATTCCAACATATTTTGACTGGAGGAGAATTTTTGGAACCTACCCTACGTCGTAATATCCTCTATTGACAGTGGGGTACATAAAGGGTATGTTGTCTGCATCCAGCAACGGAGGCGGACAATATGGAAACGAAAGCTCCTATTACTCATGCACGCGTTCGAGCACTTCTTGAGTATGATGCGGAAACAGGCGTTTTTCGTCGCAATCTTAGGAAATCAGATTTGCGCGAAGATGAGCCGCTTTCGCATGAGCGTTTGCTTCAAGTTCTCGAATATGATCCTCTTACGGGCATCTTTATCTGGAAAGAAAAAACAGGTCATAGATCGGTCATTGGAACTGAAGCCGGAACAAATAAAATTGTCACTAGCGGCGTGTATCGATATATCGCTGTCGACGGTGTCAGGTACCTTGCCCATCGACTTGCATGGTTCTGGGTCCGAAAAACGTGGCCCCGACTTCTTAAATTCAAAGACGGTGACTCCCTTAATTGTGCATTTGAAAACCTCGAAGATGCCGGAGAAGCTGTTGGAAGTGGTAAAACTAGTGAAGGATACGTCTACATTAGACTTGATGGCTCTGACTATCCCGCAGCGCGACTCGCATGGTTTTGGACGTATGGAGAATGGCCGGGACTTCTTCGTTTTCGAGACGGTAATAAAGAAAATCTTCGGTTGGGTAATTTGCGAGATTCTGCAGCGGAGCCAGCGTACGCCAAAAGCGATCAAGAGCGGTATGAAGATCGAAAATCAGTGTACGCAAGAGATCGTGAACGGTCTCGAAATCTTGCATTCAAAAACAAGTATGGAATCTCACTGGCAGATTTCCGACGCATGGAAGCCGAGCAAAACGGCGTCTGTTCTATCTGCGGCCAACCGGAAACTATCGAGCGTAACGGAAAAGCTCGGCTGCTCGCTGTTGACCACTGCCATGACACCGGCAAGGTTCGAGGGCTGCTTTGCGGGAAATGTAATCCGATGATCGGGTACGCAGATCACAGTATTGACATCCTCACGCGCGCTATTGATTATCTGAAGCGCACGAACGGAGCTGACTAATGGGTATCACCGCAGTCTCGGGTCCGAGCATCACCTACGGATCAGTATCAACCTCGTCCGCCGGGACGGGGCTGCTCGGCAACGACATGGAGCATAACGATCAGCGCGCACCGGATTTCTCTGATCTTGGTTTTGCTATGCTCGATCCGCGGCAAGCCTATGCTTACAATCCAGGCTCTGGCGTCACGGACCAGTTTGTAGGCTTCTACGGCAGTGTCGGCTTTGTCGACTTTGTTCCAGCCACGCGCTCGGATTCGTCCGCGACCGGCTCTCTAGTGCAATCCAGTCGCACCAATGCGGCAGCAGGAGCTGCGCTCACGCTCACGGCGGCTTCCACCGCACTCGGCACTTACGCGACAACGATCATCGCCCCGGAAACCGGCAAAGTAACAGGTACGCTCCTGGCGATTGATTCGACCGCAGCTACAGTCAGCTTTGGCCCGACCGGAACCGCAACGGTATGGAACCCCGGTGCCGGCACCGGTCGCTGCATTGCAATCACTACGTCCTCGTCAGGTGACGTCGGCACGTTTACGATCATCGGCCGCGATATGTACGGCTATAAGATGACTGAGAACGTTACCGCCAACGTCGGCACCACCAACTCGTCGGGGTACACGGTTACGAGCCAGAAGGCGTTCAAGTACGTTTCGTCGATCATCAATACGACTACAACGACGTCGACGAGCATTTACGCCGGCTTTACCGACACCTTCGGCTTCCCGCTTTTCGTGCCGTATCTCGGGTTCAACGCACAAGTTCGGCTGATGCCGACTGCCTATTCGAGCGTCACTTATGTGGCGCTAATGTCTTCGGCTGCAGTGGTTCTTGGACAATCGAGCATTGCCACCCAGACATCGACCACGCCGGATGTGCGCGGTACCTACACATCCAGCACGGCCTCGAATGGCACGCTTCGGCTGCAGATGCTGGTGACGCCTTGCGCTTCGGCAGTCGCCACGGTGACTTCCACCAATTTGTCGCCGCTGTTCGGGTATCCCCAATTCTCGTCCGTCTAAGGAGTGTATCTATGGCTAATCGACACAAGTTCGCCAAGGGCGGGCGCACGGTCTATTCCGGTAGCGGCTCGAATGTCGTCAAGGAAGCCGACAGCGACGCCAACTTCAAGAAGGGCGGCAAGGTGGCCAAGATGGAAGGCCACAAGGGTAAGCACCGGTTTGCTCGCGGCGGCCGGGCTGGCTGCGACAAAGAACCCTATAGCTCGGCTCATACCGGCCCATCCGGGGGCGGCAAATAAGGCGCCGCGATGCAGCCGGTTTACCTCGTCCGAACGTCTACGGGATCTTCCCCCTGGAAGCAGACTAATTGGCACTGCACCGGGCCGATGAATATCGGCGTGGCAGTTGCCTGCAATTCCACGTCCACGTGGCAGATCGACTATACGGTTGATGATCCAACCAATAACTTCCCCAATCCGACCTTGGGGTCCTCTGCGGTTACGATCTTCAGTTCCACAAGTGGTTCGTCATCGACATATGCCAGCTTCAGTACGCCCGTAGCGGCTATCCGACTGACGATGAATGCGCTGTCCAGTGCTGGCGGCAACGTGACAGCCACGATCTTACAGGCTGGCATCGGTTGATCGATCACGATTTCGTGATATAAGGGTGGAACTTCCACCGGGCCCGCGCCGATGAGCGTCAACTATAACACTCCGACCATTTCCAACCGGCTTACGCAGGTTATCAACGGTATGGATGGGGGTGGGGCGGCAGGGGCGCTCAAGCTGCTGGATTCGGGCGGTAACGTGCTTTCCACCATGCCGCTGGCATTCCCAAGTGGGACGGTTGCGGGCAACACGTTGCAGTTCAACGGGCTCTCGCTCATCGACCCTTCGATTGCTGCAAGTGGGACCGCAACGGCTGCCCGGATCGATGATTCGAGCGGGACGACCATAATCAGCGGGCTTACGGTCGACAGCGTGAGCGGGGCCGATATCATCCTTTCACCCACGAATGTGCTGGTTGCCGGCCAAGTGTTGGCGATCCAAGCCGCAACAATTACAGGAGTTTGAGGTTGGGAAAGCTGACACCGACATTTGCCGATCAAATGGCCGCCAACGGAAATGGAGCCGGCGTCGTTCCAGTTCACGCTATTGCACCACATGAACCCCTTGGCACCGGGGAAGGCGTAACTACTGTTAATTTTACCACGTATGGAGCTTTTGGGGCGCAAGAGCCGCAAATTGTTAGCATTGTCGAACCCGCCCCCCTCAAAGTTGCCCTTGTCGGCACCGCGCCTTCCTCGCGCACGCTCGCGCCCTTCAACGATCCAACCTGGCAAATATGGGTATGCTCGCCGGGTAACATGAACATGATCCCGCGCTATGACGCGTGGTTCGAGATTCACTCCAACTTGCTCTGGCCAGAGTACGAGTCCTACGGCAAGCCCTATACGGAGTGGCTCAAGACGCTGAAGTGTCCGGTCTATATGCAGGACAACAGTAGCGTGCCGAACGCGACGCCTTTCCCATGGCAGGAACTGACGAAGGAATTCGGCGAGGATTTCTTTACCTCCAGCTTTGCCTGGATGATGGCTTTTGCGATGACGAAGGGCGCCAAGGAAATCGCGCTTTACGGCATCGATATGGCCAGTCGCGATGAGTATATTTTGCAGAGGCCTGGTTTCTACTTCTTCCGGCATGAAGCCCGGCGCCGCGGGATTAAGGTTACGGCTCCGAACGAGTCGGACATAATGCAATCGCCGGCTCTTTACGCCATTTCGGACTCGACGCCGCTGGGGCGCAAAATCCTCGCGCGTGAGACTGAGATCAAGGGGCGACTTGGTAACATGGTCGCGGAGCGCGACAAGCTCAACCATAATATTACCTACCTCCAGGGGGCTTTGGAGGATCTCGACTACTTCAAAGCGATATGGTCAGGCGCCCAGCGGCCTACAGTCGGTTCATAAGGAGTACGAACAGTGGCTAACTACTCGATCTCGAACTCTACCGGCATCACGTATGGGACGTCGTGCCAGGCGATGACGACTACCTACAAGTCCATCATCACCATCGGCAACGGCAGCTCCAACGCGCTCTCGGGGTTCTATGGAGCCACTGTGGCGTCGCCTTATAATCTGCGTCGTGGCAAGATTTACGACATCCTGATCGGGCAGCCTGCCACCCCAGCCGACACTTATCTGCAATGGGACGTCATGCGTCTGTCGGCGACCGGCAGTTCCGGCAACACTTTTGCGGGCGCACTGACGAGCGCTTCCACCTTGTTCGCGGCCGATCCAGCTGACGGTGGCGCCAACTCGTATATCACGGCTAATGCCTCGATCGAAACCAACGTTACGGCGGTTGCCGACGTGTGGTCCGTGGCGATCAACCAGCGCGCTTCCTACCGCTGGGTGGCGGCTCCTGGCTCGGAATTGGTATTCGCCGCGGTCTCGTCGGCCGCACTGGCGCTGCGCGCTTTGGGCGCAGGCTCCTACACCGGGCAAGTTAGCGCAACTGTCATGTTCCAGGAGCAATAAGATTGCGCAACGCGGGCGGCTACTCCATTATCACGTCGCCCGAAGCGGCACGCGTCAGGTACGACAAGTTCCAATGTGACGAGATCGGTGCGGGCATTACGGAGCGAGATACATTCAGCTGCATGCACTGCAATCACGTGGTGCATGTCAAGCCAAAAGCCCCGATGGATGAATTCGGCTCGATGTGCCGCAATTGCATGAAGATGGTCTGCCCGAAGTGTGCTGGCGGCCCCTGCGTTCCGTTTATGAAGAAGCTTGAGATGGCGGAAAAGCGGGATCAAGTGCTGCGTTCTTACGGGATGTAGATGTTGGGGCAATTCAGTCCCTCAGGATGAAGGAGAAAATCTATGACACCTCAAATTGGCAGGCCCGTTCAATATTACGGGTCTGGCGGTACTCTTGCGGCTCTAATCACAAGCGTTGGTTCCGGTGATGTTGTTTCCTTGGTCGCCTCAACCGGAACTGCTCCGACTTGGCATGTCTTTACCAACGTGCCGCACGATACAGCCCACGGCGTTAACACTTGGGATTACGTTCCGGACTAACTAAAATAGTGGTGTAGGGCGAGCAAGTTCTACGCCACCGTAAAGGCTCGATATGGCCTCGATACAAAGTGGACACGTAATAGTAGGAGGGGCATCAATACTAGCATGCCAAGTGGATAGTAGTTTTGCCTTTCCGCCCGGCGTCGATGTCATGATAAAAGCGGGGACTTATTATATTCGTACTGCTGATCCAGTCTGGATCAATGCTGTTGTTGGAAATTGGATTGTGGTACAGCCGCCTCCGACTGCGCAATTGACTTCCGGGGCATTCAATTTGCTCTATGCAATCCCGTGAATCCTACGATGGAAATGAACGCCCATCAGGTTCGACGGCGCGTTGGATGGCTTCCGCGTGGTGCCAAGCTCGTATTTGTCCGCGAGCCGCAATTATATGGTTGGATGAATCGCTGGTTTGCCAGCATTCTGTTCGATGAAGGTCAGTTCATAACAATTCCAGTTCTGAACCAAGTATTTCTGACTTCCACTCCAGGGCCTCCTACCCAGACATATACAAGTGATTCCACGTGGAATAATAGCAATAATACCGTCGAATGTGTAGGAGCCGGAGCATCTGGCGGAGCCGTTCGCGCCTCAGCAAATAACGTTGCTACGGGGGGTGGGGCCGGGGCTTATAGTTTGATTACAAATTTCAATTTTGCCACGCCAGGAACAACGACAGCGACCTACGAACTCGGCCTTGGTGGTGCGGCCATTACGCAGTCCGCTAGTGGCAGTACGGCAGGTAATAACGGTGGCGCGACATGGTTTAATAGTGCAACTGATCCCGGCAATGGCGCAGATAACACAAAATGCAGCGCGCAAGGCGGCTTTGCTGGAGCAGTTGGAGCCAATCCGCAGAATGGTGGTGCGGGTGGGGCTGCCACGTCGAGCTGGGGCCAAACTAAAAATGCTGGCGGTAGGGGCGGTAATAGTGGATCTTTCACGTCAGTTGCTACGGGCGGGGCCGGTGCTGGCGGACCAGATGGTGCAGGAAACCAAGGTGTAGATGGTACTGGAACGCAATCAGCTACGAATGGAGGAACATCCGATGCCGGATCGGATGCCGGCGGAACTGCCGGGGCTGGTGCAAACGGATCTGGAGCGCAAACCGGAGGGAACGGCGGAAACGGAACAAAATTTGACTCGTCGCATGGCTTAGGCGGCGGTGGAGGCGGTGCCAGATCGACATCAAATAACGTAACTGGTACAGGCGGATCGGGCGGAAATTACGGTGGAGGCGGTGGTGGTGCAATAGTGACATCGCCAACTGGTACCACTGCAGTTAGCGGCGCCGGGATTCAGGGCCTCATTGTTCTGACTTGGACGCCTGCAGCAGGGTCATTCGATTGGTTCAAAAGTTTTGAAATAAGGCCTTCACGTACGATCATAAGAGGCTATTAAAATGCCTCCTTTAGATTTTGAAGTTCAATATCCGGTTCGAACTGCTCTAGTTCCTCCTGCAGATGGCGGCGGTTGGAGCGCTACCGTAGACAGATGGCATCAGCCTTGGGCTGAGCCGGTTCGAACCAGGGTTACCTGGGCGGCGGTTACACTATTAACAGCTTCTGGTTTTGTTGGACCGGTTGCTCCTGTCGAAATAATTCAAGTCGATAAATGGCATGCGGCTTGGCGCGAGCCAGTTCGTTCCTTGCCGCGACTGCAGACAGGCGCGCAGCAGCCGTTTTTCTATGGAAACCAGAACCCGGTTGTCAGTTTCTCATGGTTCAACGCACTTGCCGAACCGCCTAAACCTAAAACTAGCGTTGCGACTGCAAACCAGCAATTCACGGCGTTCGTCCAGGCTGCGCCATTTGCTGAAGCTGTTTTTGAATCGAAGTGGCACCAGCCTTGGTCGGAGCCGGTTCGCGTCAAGCCGGGATTATCTGCAGTTGCGCAGCAAGCGTTTGTAAAATCGTTTGTTTTTGTTACCGAAATAGTCACGCTCGATAAGTGGTATTTCGCGTGGCCTACACCGCCTAAGCCGAAAATCTCGGTACAGCCCGCAAGCCAGCAGTTCATTGCTTTCGTTAAGGCTGCTCCATTCCCTGAAACAATCCTTGAATCGGAGTGGCACCAGGCATGGTCTGAGCCGGTACGACTAAAGCCTAGCTTAGGGGCAGCATATCAGGTTGCGCAAGCTTATTGGAATCCGAGTACCCCGGTATCGGTCGTTACCAGTATCGGCTGGTTCTCTCCGCTGGCGGAGCTACCGCGGCCTAAGCAGGGGCTGCTGGCGCAATATCAGTGGTCTTTTACTGCCCCGGTCAGACTGCTTCCTACTCCGAATATCACAGGCTCTTTGGCAGTGACCGAAACGCCTGACCGGGCAGCCTTCGGCGGTCACACCTTCAGCCCGCCGTTTGCGGCCCTAGTCGGAGTGATCGAGGACGCAGTGCCACCAACTCCGACTTCTCCAGTCGTGTCTCTGGCCTCAGTCTCAGTGTCTATTCGGGAGATATAAAGCATGGTAAGATAACGATAAATATCCAGAGGTTGTCGTGCCTTATAACATCACCTACGGTAGTACAGTGGAATTCACGATCGAGTTTCTCGACGTGAATGGCGTGACCACAGTGCCTTCGTCGGCGACGCTCACCATGACCTATACGTCGATCTCCGGGACCACGGCGTCATCCGTGATCAGCCTTACACAGAGCGGCCAGTTCTTCACGGCAACATGGGGCTCCGGACAGGCGGTGGTTGGGATCGCCAATTACTCGATCACAGCGCCGGGCGGCCCGGTGACACCGACTGAAGGCCAACTCAGACTGTTGGGGCCCTAAATGTTTCCCACCGCGGTAAATACGTCACGCACGTACAACTTCAATCCGTCAGGCGGCGAGATCGTCCTGGACGCCTTTGGGCGCTGCCAGATCCGGCCGTCCGAGATCACGCAAGACCACATGTTCACGGCGAGAATGAAGCTCAACCTACTTCTGAGCGAGTGGTCGAACAACCAGATCAATCTGTGGGAAGTCAGCCTGCAGAGCATCCCGCTGGTACAGGGATCGGCTACCTATTCGGTGCCGGCTGAGACAGTCATGATTCTGGACATGTACGTATCCTACGGCAACCCGGCGACCGATCGCTACCTCAATCCTTTGAGCCGCACGGAATATGCGGCGATTGCCAACAAGACGTCGCAGGGCAATCCCTCGCAATACTGGTTCAATCGCACGATCTCGCCGACGGTCACTTTTTACCTCGTGCCGGATGGATCGTTGTCTTACACGGCAAAATTTTACTCGGTCAGACAGACGCAGGACGCCGATGTAACCAACGGCTATAACGTAGAAGTCCAATCGCGTTGGATGGCGGCTTTCACCGCCGGCATGGCGTGGATGCTGTCGGAGACCTACCGCCCCGAACTGGAAGACAAGCTCTTTAATCGCTATCAGCGGGCTTGGAACATCGCGGCAGCTCAGGATACCGAGAATGTCCCACTGTATATCGGGCCTCAGTTGGGGAGCTATTTTCGATGACCTGGAATTTAACCAAACCAGCAATAGTGTATATCGCGACTAATATCGCCAATGGTAAGCGCTATATAGGCGTGACTTGTCAGTCTATTACAAATAGAAAGGCTAAGCATTTTTGGTACGCATTGGTTGGCAAAAGCAAGTCTCACTTTCATAAAGCAATACGAAAATATGGAAAAGATGGTTTCATTTTTTCCACGGTAGGATCGTACGATACGTACAAAGAAGCACTTGCTGATGAAATCAAACTGATATCAGAATTAAAGCCGGAATATAATATTACTCCTGGAGGACAAGGTTTCATCGGATATAAACCGACTGAGGAAATCCGACTAAAAAGTTCAGAAAGAATGAAAGGAAAACCTGGGTATTGGAGAGGCAAAAAACTGCCAGAATACATGCGACAGCGATGGGTTGAAAAAAGTAAACGCCCCGAACAAAAAGAATTATGGAAAAAATATGGATTACTGGGGGCTAAATCCCAGATGAAAAAAGTTGTATGCTTGAATGATGGAAAAACGTATGACAGTATGCTATTGGCTGCAAGCGCCTATGATATAGCTCCAGCATCTATTTGCGCCGTATGCAGAAGAAGTAAAAAGCGTCTAACTGTTGGCGGGTTAGTATTTAGATACTTCGGAGATCACTTAGGAGGAAAAGAAGAAGCTGCCTCTGTGGCTGTACGCGCGAGAAAAAACCAACTGTCAGGCATTGCAGGAGGAAACTACCGTAAAGCAGTTATCTGCTTACTTGATGGAACGCAATATTCGACAGTAAAAGATGCAGCTAAGGCCTACGGAATAAAAAGCGAAACTGTTATTGCGGCGTGTAAAAATAGTCGTACAGCGCAAAGTAAAAACTGGAAAAAATTTGCATATATCGAGGTTGCGACATGAGTTTTCGCCCGCATGGATATGCTTCTATTGATTCGCGTTCACCTCGTGCTCTTGGGGTATGCGACAGGTGCGGAAAGCTCGTTAATCACGATACGTTGCAAGATCAATTACGTTATCGCGGACCCAAATTACAAAGTTTGGGTATTCTAGTTTGTACTAAAGGATGTCTTGATATTCCCAACGAACAGGAACGAACCGTCATCTTGCCGATGGATCCGATCCCAATCAACTTCGCTCGGCCAGAAAACTACGTGAATGCCGACAATCCGGTCTCGGGCCTTGGCTATGATCCCGCCAGCCCGTTCCTGCCGGCAACTTTGCAGCTTGGTGAGAGCATCGGCAACCTCGTCAATGGGGCTGGGGTCAACGCTGCCTTCGACGGCGGCGTAAATGTGTCCAGCAGCCTTGGAACCACAGTAAGCCGCAATTTCTCCAACTGCGCCACTCTGGCTAACAGCGTGCTTGGATTTAACAACTGGGTTGGTAAGCACTGGGCAGCAGACGCGACGGGCACGCTCGCAACCCTTCCTTCCACCGTTCCGGCGCAAACGCACATCGTCTCTGATTTCTCGCTCGTATCGCCAGCTGATCAGCCCTTCTTACTCTCTGGCGCTACCGGCTATCGGCTAGAGGGTTCAGCTAACGGCATAACGTGGACCACGATTTATTCCGGAACGACGGCTGGAACGGCTGGCGAGATCATCACGGCTACGACGACGTCACAGGCTCCTTGGCAATATCATAGAGCCTCGATCCAAGGAGATGGTATATCCCAAGTGGGGATCGCACAGCTCATCCTGAATATTTCTGACGCAGGAGCGAATGAAATTTAGCCATGGCTCTAACATACAACTCATTCGTCACCCAACTCGCCAACATGGCGCCCGTGTCATCGGCAGACACGAACTTCCTGACCGCGCTTCCTGGCGTGATCGATTACGCTGAAGGTCGAATTTATCGCGAACTTGATCTTCTATCCGTGCGCGTGACCGATACGTCGGTGACGTGCTCATCCGGCGTTCGAACCATCAACCTGTCGACGACGCAGGGGACTCTCTTAGTGGTCGAACGCCTCAATATCACGTCGTCAGTGGGAGCGCCTTCGTCGGCGGTCTTCCGCACCCCGCTCTATTTCACCAGCCCGGATTTCATCGATGCCACCTACCCGTCGGCGGCTTCCTCGAACACTGGGGTGCCGGAATTTGCTGCACGGGTGAACGATACCCAGATCATCCTGGGGCCCGCGCCCGACGCGGCTTATGGCACCGAGGTGATCGCTACCATCCGGCCCAACCCACTTTCCAGTGGCAATAGCAGCACGTATCTTACTCAGAACCTGCCCGAGCTGTT